GGTGCGGCATTGGCACAAGGCTTCAAACTGTTCGCGTGGTGCGATAGTGACGAAAAGATTGCCAAGAAACGTCCTAAGCGTAAGGCGGCAGCGGAAGTGTGGCGTAAGAGTCTGCCTAAACTGGTTGTGCTGAATGATACAAAGTTTATCACTTGTCCCGAAATCCGTCGTGGTCGTGGTGTTGTCACTTGCACACCCACTGAGGGTAGTGTAGACTGTAACTTGTGCGTCAAGGGTTTGGCTAACGTGTTGTTTCCATCACACTGAGGATAAAATGATTGCTCATACTTATACTTATGTTCTTCTTGAAGATGTCTGCGAACACAATAAACTAGACTACGATACTGTTATGATGGCTATTAATCAAAGCGTTATTAGTTTTGGAACAAACTATGATACTTTCGTTAGTAGCACTCATCTAGACAAGATTTTAGCAGATTCTATGGTCGCGTGGCCGGTAGGTTTTCGTCTCCAGCCTTTAGATTATGATAAGCATGATGAAGATAATGGTTACGTTCTTATTAGTTTAGGGAGTTAATCATGGGTAAGTATTATGTAAAGAGTGGCACACTAGAAGTTATACTGTCTCAACCTAATGCTCTAGAGGCGGCTATTTGTGGTTTGTTACTAACAAATAAGTTTGATATTATTGACGAGCATTTTTATGTAGATGAGCAAGGATATAGGGATTATATTAGTGCTACTCCTAAAACTAATGTAATCGCCACAAAAAGTATTGTAAGGGCCGCAGGGTGGGAACTTTCTAGGGCGGATGACGAATAGCCATAAGTCCTTGGTGCATAAGACTTTGCATCAAGGCGGGCCGCGGCGATTTGTCGTAAAGTGTTGAGGGATAAGGGTTTAGGATTTTCTAAAGTTGATCGGGCCTTTTGACCGATAAATACTCTATGAATGAGAAGAGGGTCTTGACAAGGAACGGAACAATGATACAATGGGTTGGTGTTCTTATTGCTCTGTTGGGGTTGGCCTATAATGGTGTAAAAGATTATCAAACCGGGAATATAAAAATCCCAGAGTTGACTCAACAAAAAGAGTTGACAAAGGTAGTTTATCCGGTACAATACTGTTTAATGGCGTATGATCCTAACGTAAACAAAGTTTTTTATCAACACGAAAATGGTCAATGGTATGATTACCCTCCACAACAACGACGATATGCGTCCTCGACGCAACCACAACGTAATCAAAATCAAGAAAGTTATGCCTTGGGAGATGCGTCAGGGGCATCAGGAACACAAGTTTACCGTGTTCGATAATCGTCCCAAGCGTCAGCGTACTCGTTCGGCTCAAAAGCGTAGGGCTTGCGAGGATAATGATTATTGAGTATAATAAGGTGATTGCCGACATAACTCAGGGGTAGAGTAGTTGTTTTGTAAACAACCTGTCGGGGGTTCAAATCCCTCTGTCGGCTTTATTCCGGGATGGTGAAATGGTATCACAGCAGACTTTGGATCTGCGTTTCTACGTTCAAGTCGTAGTCCCGGAACTTGATGCCCTGTAGCACAACGGTAGTGCGGCAAACTGTTAATTTGTAGGTTGTAGGTTCGAATCCTACCGGGGCAGCTTAGGAAAAATGGCAGAGTGGTCTAATGCACCGGTTTACTAAACCGGCGACCCTTAATTGGGTCCGTGGGTTCGAATCCTACTTTTTCCGTTTAGGTGGATTACCAAAGCGGCAACTGGGCCTGACTGTAGATCAGGTGTTTCGACTTCGGGGGTTCGAGTCCCTCATCCACCACTAACTCCTTTCTGTATAAGACTTTACGACTAGTCTGGGCATGGAGGCTTGACGTAAACTCTTTATCTATAAGCACTTAGAACAAGTTAAAGAATCCTATTGACAAGTGCCGATAACTAGAGTACAATACCAAAACGGAGGCTGACGGTCTGAGCAGTTTTTGGTGTTCTGCCCAAACAAAAACACCCACTGGATTACCTAATCCTACGGATTTGCAGTCTTGGCGATAGTCAGCGAGAAAAACTATAGGTTTGCCCCTTGACAAGCCGATAAAACTAGTGTAAACTACATCAGAGTCGGGGCTTTAGCTCAGTTGGTAGAGCAAGGGTCTTTTAAACCTTTGGTCGTGGGTTCGAGTCCCACAGGCCCCACTTGACAATCGTTGATCGTTGGTGTAGAATAGTAGTTAAAGGAGAAGGGTTTATGATATATTATGATGATCGTGACTACTATAACTCAGAAAATATTGATGAGTTGTATGACCATGATGATTCTCAGGAAGTGAATGAGGATCCAACATGTGTTACTTCTTGGGAATATAACTATCACGATTTGACTGAAGAACTAATCGACGATTAATAAACTCTCTCGTTACGGATGCGACTTGGTGGGACAAGTATCTATTATAAGGATTATCCTTTCTCTCTTCTAGTACGTTCGAATCGTACCATCCGTATTTATGAAATCGTTAAACGAAATGCAAATCGAAGAAGTTCGTAATACCGATGGCGGAATCATTCAAGGTGCTAGCCACACTTGCCATGTATTGAATCATAAGATTAGAAATAAGATTATTATTAAGGCTGTGTGTGATCTGCGAAAGATTGCCAAAGATTTTGATAGTATCGCTTGTTGCGGAGTAAGCGGTCTGATGGTTGTACCGCAGATTGCCGAGATTCTAAACAAAAACATTTTGGTGGTACGCAAAGATGAAAGAAGATATAGCGATTTTACAACTGAGGGGGTTGCTCCTTTTAGGTACGTGGTTATTGATGATCTTATTTGCTCTGGAAAAACGATAAAGCATATTACGGATACTATTAAAGAAGAATATCCAAGAGCAAGAGCATTAGGCGTATATTGCTATCTGCCCGAAGAGTGCGGATATCCTGCTGACCATGAAGGTTCTAAACTTTGTGAGCGTGACTTGGGACTGCCTCTCCTAAATCTATAGCCCATAAGACTTTACGACGAGCCTGCTGGCCCGGCCGCGACGTAAACTCTTGCTGCCAAACGACTTACGACGAATAGATTTTTTCGCAAGTTTGCCTGTTGACAAGCCGATAACATACTGTATAATCAGTGTATCAGAGAACGAGAAACCTACACGAAGGAGTTAGATATGCCTGCTGCTGTTGAACAGATGATGTTTGTTGGTGCTACCCCTTGGCACGGTCTTGGCAATAAGGTCGATGCCGATATTGGCGTCGAAGATGCTATTGTCGCTGCCGGTCTGGATTGGGAAGTTGGCTTGAAGGATCTCCAGACGGTTGACGGTGTTCCAGTTTCGCATCGTGCTACATACCGTAAGACTGACGGTAGTATCCTTGGCGTTGTGGGGCCGCGTTATACTCCGCTCCAGAATAAGGATTCTTTTGATTGGTTCCAGCCATTTATTGATGCTGGTGAATGTGGCATCCATACCGCTGGTTCGCTCCACAGTGGTCAAAAGGTTTGGGTTCTCGCACAACTCAACCGTGATAGTAGTGAGATTGTTCGTGGTGATGATGTTAGTAAGTTTATTCTGCTGAGTAACTCGCACGATGGTACAACTGCGATTCGTGTAGGCTATACGCCTATTCGCGTCGTGTGCGTGAATACTCTGGCTATGGCTCATAATAATAAGAGTAGCCAACTTATTAGGATTCGTCATACTCGTTCCAGCAAGAATAATCTGGAACAGGTTCGTGACATTATGGATAATATCAATGCACAGTTTGAGGCTACTGCGGAGCAGTTCCGATTTCTGGCATCGAAGAACTTTAATCAGGCTGACATTCGTCGATATGTAAAGACGATGCTTGGTATCGAAGGTACTGTTGACGGTGATATTAAGACTCGTACCCGTAATATCATGGACGAGATTCTGGCCCTAGTTGAAGGCCCGAAGCAATCGGCCACGAATGTGCGTGGTACTTGGTGGGCTGCTTATAATGGTTACAATGAATATCTGAACTATAATAAGGGTCGAACTGAGGATAATCGCCTCGACTCTCTCTGGTTCGGTGCTAATGCTAACGACAATATCAAGGCCTTGGAAAAGGCGATGGAGTTTGCGAACGCCGTTTGATCTTCGTGGCAGGGTGATCTGAGGGGAACCGCCGTGGGAGCAATCCTGCGGCGGTTCTTCTTTTGATATTTAGACCACTCGACGTAAACCCTTATGGGACAAGACTTTGTGAAAAACGGGGCCGCGAAACTTTGTCGTAAACTCTTGTGGCTACTAGACTTAGCGAAAGTATCTCAAACCGGCCCTATAGACGAATGGATGGAATGACGATACAATGGATGTAAGTGCTGTGCCTGTAAGGGTTTAGGTCAAAAATGATGAATACTATTGGTAGGAAGGTTATCTATCTTACCCATATTAAATCATTTGAATAATAAACTATGATTATGTTCACGCTGGAATAATAAATCTAGTCTCATCTAATCCTACGGATTTGGCAGTCTTGGCGATAGTCAGCGAAAAATAGGGGCTTATTATGCAGAAGAAAATGATAAAAGTTACTGATGAAAATCGAAATGTTATTATGGACAGTTATGTTTCCAGAATCTTGGATGATATGGAATATGATACTCTTTATACTTTTGCTTATGATATGTTGAAGGATGGTAAAAGTGGTTTGAGTAATGACCAGTTAACAGATCAAATCTTTGATTATTGCCCTGATATCCTGGAGGAATAATGATTACATTCTTGTTGGTAGTTTTTTATACAAGCTATATTTTTGCAGCATATATTCTGTATAACTACGGGGGAAGAAGAGTGTGAAAAATATTAATCAGATTATGAAAGCTCTTGAGAAAAAAGGTTTCATGATTGAATATGGTAATGGTAGTATTGCTAAGATTTATCCTAGTGATGATAACCAACCTTTTTATTCTTTACATATTGGTGAACGGGCGATTCATCCATTGAAAAGATTTGCTAAAAAGAAATGGAATCTAGATATTAAGAATCTTTAGGGGCTTCTGGTAGAGGCATCCAATGTTTTATTCCTATTATGTTATTCAGTGGGGCCAATTTTATTTCTGGTTCTTCAAAGTAATTTATAACATCAACATAGGATTGTTTACCAATAACTCTATGGATAATAATTCTAGAGTATTGCTCTGGTTTTTCTTCTGAAAATATTTTCCACTGCATTGGACTGACTCACTGTGTGGGGTGGTCATTGATATTATAGGATGTGAGAGTTAAGTAGTCAAGTAGGTATATAGTATATATCCACCCGAGCTGCATAATATATAATCTATTTTTGCCATATCGTCAACTGTAAATTTTCTTATTTAGTAACACTAGACACTGATCGTAAAGTCTTAAGAGACAACGACTTGCGACGAGTACCTCTGTGTGTTACAATGGTGTGTGTGGTTGGTATCAAACCCTTGGAGTCTGTAAACTATGATAGGACTTTGCATTATTATTGGTGTTTGTTTTGGTCTTGTTGGGGCAGTCACTCAGTAAGTAATGGAACTATAATGATACTGCCGTTAGCGTTAGCTATAACACTATCAGTTGATAAAATTGTATTAGATGTTCCTTCTCGTTACGAGAAACTTTGGCAGCATAATGAAACTATTCTAATACATGACCATTATCAACATACTACAAGAGATATTAATTTAGACCCTTACTCTTATATAAAACAACAGAACTCTGATATTCTCTATAATGAGATATCAAAAGAACTTCTTCAGGAGGAAGAAGACAAGAAGTAGTCAGGTTGCTAACTTGACCCGTTTCTTTTACTATGGATTGTAACTTTAATAACTAAGGAGATTTTATGAAGAATGCTATTATTGCAATTATGCTAGTTTTCGGTTTTGTCGGTTCATCTTATGCTGGTGATTGTGCTGGTGGAGTTTGTCGAGCCCCACTTCTTCAGCCAGTTCGTAAGGTTGTAACTATTAGTAAGAACATTGTTCTTGCTCCTGTTCGTGCCCTAGCAGTTGTTACTGCCCCAAAGAGTTGTTGTGAAACTGTGTCATCAGATTCTTGTGACTGTGGTTGTTCTGCTTCAACTGCAACTAAAGAAGTTGTTAAATATCAACCACTAAGGCGTCGTCTTGTTAATCGCTCCACAACTGTAACTTGTTGTCAGTGAATTAATTAACAAAATTTAGGGAATTGCCCCCGATACCTCTTAGCAATGTATTCGGGGGTTTTTCCTTAGATGCAACAATAACTCAGTTGGTAGAGTACTAGATTTCCAATCTGGCTGTCGCGGGTTCGAATCCCGCTTGTTGCTTAAATTAGTTTGATTTGTCTCAGCCTATCTTTTAGGGTTGGTTTTTATGGTTTCAGTCAGCGAGTTTAATATAGTCAGCATACTTTATGAAATTAAGTATTAGTCTAAGTCAGAATCTACAATGTGAATATATTTGCCAGAAGATACAGAAACTAATATCTCAGCACCAACAGAATAATCAGGATCTGTCAGGTTCATTATTAGTTATTGATATTATCTCCCCTATTGATGGTGGTGATAGTCATATTCCCAAACTAGAATATCATCCCGATAGTCTCACCTAATATTCCCCATTTGGAATTTATGGAAACAGTCAGCGAGATTATGGTAGTCAGCCTTGTGGGTTAGTCAGTTGATTTTATTATAATCTGTATCATATTCCATATAGTCCCACCTAAACTTCTGGATTTGGGATTTATGGGAACAGTCAGCCAAAACGGGGAAATTTTATGACTAAAATACCAGTAAGAGTTGCTAAGAAAAGTAAGCCAAAAGTGGTTGAAAATATTCATAGTATAAATAATCAAGAATTCCGATTTCCATCATTACTAACAAGAATCAAGAATCTATTAGTTGAATGGCCTATATTCTGTTGAGTAATATACTAGTTAGAAAACCATTATTTCCAGTCTTGATAAAAGATCAGAACACAGCAATAATACTATCATCACTACTAATAATAATTTCCATATACGCCCTATACAGGATCATGAAATATTATGGCCGATAATGAATTAGGATTGTTCAGGGAATATGGGGAGTTTATTTTATACGCCTCATTAATATCATATGGATTATTTATTCACTATCTGCAACAAACTTATGGGTATCCTTGTGAGTAATCAGGAATTAACAGTCTGGACTTTCATGGGAGTCCTTTATATATTTTGTACTATTCTCACCATTTTTATCTCAAAGGGCGAAAAATGAAAAACGAAGAATTTCACATTCCTTTTATCAAAAGTTTGTTCCTAATTGCATTTGTTACTATAGTTTCTATGGTTTCTGTTCGACTTTTCTTTAAAAATTCATTTTCCTCCTACCAAAATCCCCAGGAATATACCTCTCTCCCATCCTATAATCAAGCCAAAGCGGCTGAATAAAACTTAATAGCATCTAATTTACGGCCAAAACTATTAATATTCACTTATTATCTTATCCCGTGGTGAAAAATGGTTAAAGGCCACTATAGGAAATGGCCGATAAACCCTATTGACAGCCCTTGTTGTCTCTGGTATACTGGTTCAGAGTGGTAATGGTATTTTTCTTAATAGGTATAGTGAAAAATGTATAGGAATGTATTGTTGACGGATAAAGAAATATCTCTCCTTAAAAGGGTAGTTGGTGACACTCTGCATGAGAAGATTGTGCCAGAAGCAAAGAATTTGACCATTATTTTCAATCGTCTACGAGAAATCAAGCCCCTTGTTTCTAATAATCAATTCTTTAATTATGGTAAATGAGGATGAAATCCCACAAGAATCAAAAGAATCCAAAGATATTGGGTTCAAAACCCACAAATGACCACATACCATATCAATATGTTATCAACTGGAAAGACCTTAATAATGAAGACCAGTGGGAAATTATAAAGGATTTAAATGAGATTAAATTCTTTCTAGTTGTTCTAACTCAACATGGTATCAAGAGTAAGAATATCTATGTGGGGAAAGTGGCTAATGTCCGCAAGGTAAAACAGTTGGCTCAGTTTTATAAATAACTATTTGGAGAAAAATAATGACTAAAATTTATTCACCACCACAAGAACTTGCAGAAACCCCCGATCTTTTTCCGATAGAAAATTGGCAACAACGTGAACAAGAATGGGTGGATAAAATGCTAGAATGGTGCCTTACTAATGGTTCAGGAGATTTGTGTGGAGAAATAGTCCGCGAGGGAGTAGGGGATGGATACGCTCAATATATGGTATTCAAATCTAAGCCATTAACTTTAATTCATCTTCCTATTGGTGATGCTTGGAGTTTCCAATGGGCTAATAAGTGGAATCTCAAAGATATAAAAGGAATGGTTGAACGAAACAGAAATCATAAGAGACTTTTTGGAATTAAATGATATAACTATCAAATATTATGACAATAATACTGATGCTAATAGGGCTTTGTATGAATGGTTGGAGGAATATTAATGGATAAAGAGTACAACACAATAATCTCCTTAGTCGGTGGCCCATCGTGTGGAAATAGTTTAACTGCTAAAGATGGTAGAATACCCTCTGTTGTTCCTATGTTTCACGAAGGTAAGTTTCATAATTATGAACTAATTATTGAACAGGGCGAGTTTTGGACAAATATTCACTATCAATATACTAACGAGGTACTTGAAGTGAATAATACTTTGGAGAATAATAATGACTAACGAACTTAAAGAAACTATACAAACTTTTTTGACCACTTATGAAATGGCTAATGAACTTCCTATTATTAGACCAATGAGTCATGGTCAATGTAGTTATCTTTTGAGTGTTGCTGTTTTTATTTTGCAAAATTTGGAGAAAAATAATGATTGTCAAAAATGAATCAAAACATTATATTGATAAAACTTATGGAATTTATATGGAGATTTTTTCTAATGATGATCTTCACCATGTTTCCTTATACAATGACAAGAAAGAATCTAACGTGTCATTTAGCGTAGACAATGAGGGAATCAAGAAGTTGGCCGATTTTTTTTATAAAACTATAGGAGAAAAATAATGATACTAGACGTTAATATCTTTGACCATTATAATTATGAACTATTTGATGCAAATGGTAACAGATTAGATTATGTTGTTAGGGCGGATACGGAAACTGGTCAAATAGAAAGATATGTATTAGATGGGTCTGGCAAACTATCTCACACTATAGAGGGAAAACTTCTAACAGAAATAGTATTTGTTCCTTATCCTTTAAAGGCTATTAAACATGATAACTATTTGGAGAATAACTAATGACTAAAATTTTTCGCACAGTTTGTTCTATCTGTGGTTCTAAAAAGTGGAATTATATTTGTCCAAAATGCCAAACACATATTTATTGGAAATAACTAATGAAACTAACTAAAGAGGATATTATAGTATACTCACTATTGATTTTGGGATTTTTGTTTTTTGTAGTAATTTTGCCAATAGGTTTGAGTAGTATGATTTGTGAATATTTGGAGAATAACTAATGACTAACGAACTCAAGGATAGAATCAAGAACTTTATTGTTAGTTGGAATAATACTATTGATGATGAAAATATGGGATTGGCCGATTATGATTTGTTTTTAGAAACGGCTATTAATCTGTTGGAAGAAACCATAGAGGAAAATAAATGAACGAAGATAATCTTATAGAATTGTCCGCACCCGTTTCTCTCAAGGACTTGACGAGAGAAGCAGAAGATTATTGTGAAGAACTAGGAGTTGAATATAATCCTAGAAAAATAATGATTAGTACAGACTATGGAACCAAAGTAGTTTTGTGGTATGATAACGAAATCACCATCCAGCGTGACTCGTTTGATTTGTTCGACTAATGAGCAAAAGGCTTTGGAGAAAAATAATGACTAACGAACAAAATATGATTACAGCAACATTATCTCTTACTAAAGACCAGTGGGAATCTATAATTAACCATATTATGGATAATATTGCTTTCTTAGAAGTAGGATTGGCCCCACAAATAGGCCGTGATAAAATGAACAATATTGTATCAAATGGACTAAAAATAGTAAATCAAATCAAAGAGGCCGCTGGTATTGATGTTGATTTATCAGAGTGGGAACTTAGGTATGGAGAATAAATGATGAGATGGATCAGCCCCAATTATCGTGATGGTGATACTAGGATACATACGTTTTTTGCATGGTTTCCAGTTAGTGTAATAGCAGAAGATATTCGTGAAACAAGGTGGTTAACTATGGTAACCGTAAAACAACGCTTGTATTGTGGTAGGTACAATCATTGGATTAATAGTGAATTTATTGGAGAATAAATAATGAATCTTTTACAACAAGCCACCAAAACTTGGATAGAATCTGTGCAGAAATATTATGAGAATACTGCTAGTAATGAATTGACCCAAATTTATATGAGGGGCTATTTTAGTGGGTGGAGTGAACGCGAGATATTGGGATTGGCCGAAAAACTACTAAAGAATGAGCAAGATTATCCTTTGTATAGAGAGAATGAAGAATGAAACCTTCAGATAAACAAATTAAAGTAATAGAATTTCTTGAGCAACAACTCAAGTTCTGGAAACATACCAATGATATTGGATCGCCAACTCATATTGGTGACATTAGTGAATTTTCTAGAAATATGTATGATATTTTTTCAGAAGATGAGATTAAAGATCTTAATAGTATAACTACAGACCTATATTTCAGTATTGTGAATATTGAACTAAATCAACCAAAGTCGAGTATTGACAACCAGTATCCAAGATATATGATAGATTATAAATTTCTTACTAAAAAAGATGCAAATATATGAAAAAAAACTTTATTGCTCCTGCTCCTAATCTATTATCTTCAGTTACTTGGGAGGGTTCTATTGTTAAAAAACCCTGGGAGTATAAAGTAACAGCAGTCATTCCTTGTATTAATGAACATATGACTTTGCCCATAATTATTGATACTCTCAGATTACAAACTGAAAGACCTTATATTATTATTATTGATACTGGAACTATAAACCAACAAAGTATTGAAAATTTAAGGGATGAGGATGTTGAAATTCATTTTATTCGATCTCATAGTTGGAGACATCCAAGTGAACCAGTAACGGCGGCTATGGATTTGGCGTTGTCATTTGTTCATACTCCATTTATATTTTGTACTCATTCTGATTGTTTTATTAAAAGAAAAGAACTATTGTCAGAAATGGTTGAACTGTGCAAATTACATAAAGCAGTTGGTTATCAACTTTCTCCGCGTGAACATCCAGATTGGGAATGGATGTTAGGACATACTTGTACTATGTTTGATGTAACGACATTAGACAAAATTAATGCAACTTGGGGACTTAGAAGATTATGTAATAATCGTGGCGTAGAACTTAAACCGGGAGTATGTGGCCCAAATTGGCCTGATACAGAATTATTGATTAACTATATACTTAAAGATAATGGAATTAATCCTTACATAATAGGATCAGAAGAAAACTACAAGAGAACAAATGATAATAATATTGATCATTGTCGTTCTATTCCAAGTGCTATAATCTATAATCCAAAATACCTTGTTGAAAATATAAATTGGATATATGACGCTATGGAACAAGCAAAGAAAAGAATTGAAGAGTGGTCTAAGAGTAGAGATGAATAATGAACGATAACCTCAGAAAAAATGTTCAAGAGTTTTTGCTTGACTATGAAGAGAGAATTTTTATGTTAGCACTTATTTCTGGTAATAAAATAGAACATAGTCTTGCTGATGATTTGAAAATAACCAACTCTCTATTAGAAACATCTGTTAATCTTTTGCAACAGTGTGCGGTTGATGATTATAAGGCGATTCCTCAAGACGGAGATAACTAATGGTTGATATTAATGATTATATGGCTTGTACTAATCCTCTTCGTTATGATATTGATAAGGATATTAGTGTGGAAATGGTAACGGATGGTAACTCTTGTTATATTTCCATTTATAATGATCGAACAAACAAGAGCGTATCAGTTCAAACGTCTAAGGATAAGTTGTTGGGTTTAGCCGATTTTCTTAAAGACTCTCTTGACAAGTGCCGATAAGTAGCGTATACTGGTAGCACAACGAAGGAAACGAACTATGGTATACTCGTATAAAGGGTTAATGAGAGTTAATATGAATTATTACATTGAAAAGCATGATATGGAAATTATCCTTGATGCTTTGGAAAATCTTGTTTTGAGCATGAAAAATACTGACGCATTTGGGTTGCCTAATCATAGACCATATTCTATCGAAGATGTTGATGGTCTTTTTCAGAGTTTTGATAATGGACATAAGGAGGATTGCAAATGATATATCTTTATCTTAATGAAACACAAAAGTTGGCTGAGATTGTGGCCGAACTTGTTAAACTAAAAATGGGTGTTGTTGCTGAACTTCATGGTAATAAGTGGCACATTGAGGTAACACAATGAAAATTCATGTAGTATTTGATTTTCCAGAAATTAAAGACTCTAATAGTGAGGATGCTACTTTTGCTATTGATAGTCTTAGTGAAGATTTGGAAGGATTTGCTAGGGATGGTGAATATGATTGGTATATTGATGATGCTACGGAGGATTAAATGACTGGTTTAAATATTCAAGCCCCGTGGTCAAGTCTTTTAATTGATGGGCTGAAAAGCGTTGAGACACGTTCATATCACTTACCATTAAAGTATGAAGGAGTTGAATTATATTTGGTGGAGACTCCTGGCAAACTTGGCAAATTTAAGGCTAGAGTTATTGGTACTGTTACCTTTAGTCATAGTTTTAAATATCCAAATAAGACTGATTGGATTAATGACCATAATAGGCATCTGGTATCACAAAATGATCCTCTATATAGTTGGAATGATAAACCGAAATACGGATGGGTAGTTTGCTCTATCAAGAAATTTGATGAGCCTCTTGACATTAGTGGCAAACGTGGTATAATTTTTACTAACAACCTCACTCTTTTTCAGGAAAATATTTATGTCAGTTGATTATAAGTCTGCCGCTGAAGAATGTGCCAGATATATTTATGACAGTGATTCTGAACAAATTAGTTATCAGGAATATATCGAGTCCGGTAATGATCCACGCGACCATATTCTTTATCACGCTTCTATTATTTTGGGCGAAGACAAAGAAGAATTTGAATGGGACATTAATTTTTACTTGAAAGAAATTTCTACTGGAGAAGATAATCATGGGAATGGGTAGTTTTGCTGTTGGAAGTTTTGTTATCGAATATAAAGATCTGAAAAAGATTTGTTCAGACGAAATCAAGGCTATTGAAGGCGAAAAGTTCTTTAATGATATTGGATGGGGAACTATTGGTCGTTGGAAATGCTGGGATGATCCAGACCAACTTAAAGAAGAAATTGAAACCCTTTATACTAATGATAAAGAGGATATTGATGATATTCTGGAAGAATATGTAAAGATCTACGATAAACATATTATTAATCTATTCAAAACATTTCATGAAAAGACTGATTTGGTATTATACTTAGATTACTATAATGAAGAAGATGGTGGTAGATATGATAATCCTGGCGATAAGGATGGTTGTATTTTCTCTGTAGGTGGAATGGTACAACTAACTCCTGCTGGCGAGAAGTTTAAGGATATTATTAGTGAAAGAAAGTGGACACAATTCGGGTGAAATATGAAAAAAGAAATTGCTAAAAAGTGGGTTAAGGCTCTTAGGAGCGGTAAGTTTAAGCAGGCAGAATCATTCTTAAAGATAGATTATGATGACGGAAATCCTACACATTGTTGTTTGGGTGTTCTTTGTGAATTGTATAACGACGAAATGAGAAAGAGTAAGAAGAAAACCTTGCCAGTTAGGTCGTCAGACAATTTCCTTCCTAGAAAAGTAATGAATTGGGCTGGTATGCAAAGTCGTGATGGGAAATTTGGGTATTATGAGAGTGATCTTACTAGGATGAATGATGGTGGTAAATCTTTTAAAGTTATAGCGAATACTATTGAAAAGAATGTAAAGAGTCTGTAACGAACGACAAAATGCACAACAGCCTATTGACTAGACCGTTTGGCGTGATATAATGATTACTGTTACTGCTATTTAGAGTTTGAAACCTTATGGAGACTAAGATGAAAGTTAGTGATACTTTGTCAGTTATCGAAAAGAGTGGCAAGTTCGTTGTTACTCAAAATGGTCAACCCATTAATCTTCCCAAGACTGATGGGGCCACTATTGTTACTGAATTTGATAGTCGAGAGGATGCTGAAAAGTATATTAGTATTCTTTCCAGACTTAAAAAGCAAAAACAGTATCAGTGATGCTGGATTTTTAAAGATTCCCGCCCCATTGACACGATACTAGGTTGTGGTATGATGCCACTACAAGGAGAAAAATTATGAAGTGGAACCTTCAAGAATATACCAATCAGATTGCTGACTATATTGATGCTGAGTATGAAAATGGACAGTCATCTCTTGGTAAATTAACTGATGATGAAAAATATACTATTCGTAATATGATTCATGTTCATCACGAATGTGAAGATAGTGTGAATAATACTGCTAATTATATCATGAGTTATCTTGTGGAAAGTAGACAGTTTATGAATGATCTTACTGAGGGAGAATCAAATGGGTAAGTTTGTTGTAACCATGACTCGTTTCACAGAGGAAGAAGCATCATTTGTTATTGATGCAGATCATAGCGACGTTGTATGGGACGTAGTAGGAAATATGAGTATACATTATATTGAAAGTAAACTCAAGTGGAAAGTAACTAAGCGTCAATGGCCGAAAGTATCAAATGTAGTCACTATTCACAATAACATTAATGTTACTACTAAACAACTACAAGATAGATTTGACACTACTTTAAAAAGTATGGAGAAAAAAAATGACCGTTCAACAACTAAGAAATGACGGCTATAAGGTAAGAGTTCTTCATAATCGTCTGTATAACGGCTATCATGCTTGGCAAAATGGTAGTCGAATTCATACTGATGGTATTACTGAGCCAGATACTAAGGGTGGTTCTACTCAGATAATTATTGACAGTCCAGATGGAAAGCATTTTCGTGGTCTTGCTATTTGTAGTAAGAAGGAAAATTACAACAAGAAGATGGGCGTTAAAATTGCTCTTGGGCGAAGCGGAGTAATTGTATGAACTGGGTTTTTGTTGTTGCTAGAAATAATAGCGTAGAACAGGTTAAAGTATTTAAAGATTTTTGGGAAGGTGCAAACTTTGCCGATAATTTTATTAAAAGAATGGAACCATCACCAGTATCTATGCCAGCCTATAATCGTGGCGAATATTATACTAATGATGATCTTACAGTAGGATTGTATCCAGAACACAAACTTTTAGGATAGATTGATGACTTTAGATGAATACCTAGTCCAACATCTTGATTCTGTGGTAATGATAACACTATCTACAGATGAGAAGGAAGTATTTCAATATAACCATTGGAATTATTTGATGGATACCATGAATATGGTCGATAGAAAGTTTCATCTATTGAATGATAACTATACGGTGGGTCATATTTTATATGTCGGTGATGTAACAATACGAGAAGATGGTGCTATAGTTTATACGTCATCAAAGAATTATAAACCCAAAAATGTTGTTCTTAACTTTTATTTTGGTGGGGCAACTCCCTAAATTTTGTGACAAAACTACGAACCATAATGTTAGAGTTTGATCTGATTGAAATTCATCACAATAAAAAATTAAAAAACAAACCTTATCTTGTGAGAGTTTTCAGTTATAATAACAGTGATCCTCACGAATTAAGGCTGAACGAAGATGATTTGAAGAATTTGTATAATATTCTGAAAGAGTATAAATATCTATGAATCACAAAGTATCTAGTCAAGTAGTTCATTTCTGGAATTGTGTTCACTGGTATGTTGAACAAGAATATCCAGAGTATTTTAAATATTTTGTACCAAAGATTTTACCTTGGGGCGATAAATCTACAGACGAATATAAACAAGCCAATAATGAATTCAACAAAAACTGGGATATGGTTTACTCTTATTACCTTGGAGGTAATGGGGCTGAAGATACTGCGGGGTTTATGGTAGAATATTTTAAGGGGAGAAAAAATGTTTGACCGATTTGATTTGGAGAGCAAGATTACTGATACTTATAACTTTGTTACTCATATTAATGATTTGAGTGACTCTGTGTTAAATGGTAATCTTAGTCAAGATGAAATCTCTAATGCTCTTAATGGTCTTGCTATTTTATTGAAGTGTCATTCTGATAAGTTGTTTGAAGTTTTTACTCAAGCACTGAAACTTGATGAGTATAGATAAATGCTGGATGCAATAATAATAAGTGACACTCATTTAGGAAGTGATGTTTGCGAAAGCAAACAATTGTATGCTTTTCTAGAACTAGTATTTTCTAAAACAAATAGACTTATTATTAATGGGGACTTTTTTGATAATCTTGATTTTCGCAGACTAAAGAAGAATCATTGGAAGATACTGTCTTTATTGCGACGAATGAGTAAATATGTAGAAATTATTTGGATCAGAGGCAACCATGATGGTGATGCTGAAACTATTTCTCATTTAATTGGTATAGATTTTAAGAACGAATACGTTTTTTCTAGTGGAAATAAAAACTTTTTATGCTTGCATGGCGATCAGTTTGATGATTTTATCTACAAATATCCTAATACCACAAAGATAGCAGATTTTTTCTACAGAACTATTCAAAGATTTGACAAAAGATTTCTGCCACAATTTATCAAGCAGCGATCTAAAATATATCTTAGATGTAATGAGCATATGATGAAGAAGTCGAGGGAATATGCTATAAATAAAATTATTGATTGTGTTTGCTTAGGACATACTCATTATCCAACCATTGACAAAGACCATGTTGTATGGTATGCTAATAGTGGATGCTGGACAGAGAAAAATTGTAATTATTTAGCAATTAAAGATGGTCAAATAACTTTAGAAACTTTTGTATGAAGAATTCTATTACACTTCTTGGTGATATTCATGGTAAATATAAGCGTATGCACGAAGTTATTCGTGAGAAAGACAATCACGAATATATTGTTGCTCTTGGCGATGTAGGATTTTCTTTTGAGACATTAGATAATGTTGATCCAAAGAAATTTGTGATCGTAGGAGGCAATCACGATAACTATTCAAAAATTGTTAACATTCCACATTATCTTGGAGATTATGGATATGTGAATAATTTTAATGGTATTGACTTCTTTTTCTTTCGTGGTGCTTATAGTATTGACCGACAATATAGAACAATAGGTATTGATTGGTGGGAGCAGGAGCAGTTAAAGATAGAAGATTTTATGAAGGCTAGAGAACTCTATAGACAAATCAAGCCAGATGTTGTATTGACACATGATTGTCCTCAGAGTCTTTATTCTTATCTTCTTCCTCCGGGTACTAAGGTTTATGAGAATATTACTAGTTGGGCTTTAGAAGAACTATTTAATATTCATCAGCCTAAGTTCTGGCGATTTGGTCATTTTCATCAGAGTTGGAGAAAAGTTGTTAATGGTACGGACTTTAGATGTTTGAACGAGTTAGAAACAGAAATTTTAACCAAAGGCGATGTATATGGCTATTGACAAAGGTTGAAATGTCTGATATAATAAAAATGTTGATGCCACAAGGTTGGGATCGCGGGTATTCCCACAATCAACTTCCGTAGAGTTTTATGATCCTAATTTTCTGTATCGACTGAAAAAGAGATTTATAATACAAGGTAAATAATTATGACATTCACAGAATTCCTTAAAAAAGTTGATGATACTTTTATTAGTCACCAAGCGGCTAGATCTAAATCAACAGATAATCCTGTGTCTGCATCTAATCAATTACGATATGGTCAAACAATAATGAATATTTTACACGATGTTTGGCATGAAAAATATCTTGAAATTAGCGACTCCGATATGGACTGTTTTTATACTAATCGTAATGTTGCTATGCTTTTAAATAAATTAGAGAAAGAATGGGTTTACTAATGAACTTTGAACAAGCAAAAGAATTATCTTTCCTAGTCCCGTGGAAAGTTGATGAATGTTTTAGTGGGCCACAATGTTGGTGCAGAAGAATTATGCCAGTTGATCCTATACTATATGCCTATACCGAATCATCAGATTATGAAGAAGAATATGAAATAGTTGGTGATGCTGCCATAGACCAAAAAACCGCCGAATATATTGTGAAACTTCATAATGAACACCATGAAAGAGTAAAACAAAATTGCAGAGATGCTATGAAAGAGACTATGAATAGTCTTATTGACGAGTGGCCTATTGAGGGTATTGATTACTACTAACCAATGAATCAAACTCAAAAAGACAAAATACTTGAAGTTATCAAGTTGTGTAATCAAAAAATCAAAAAACAAAAGGATCATGAATCTTCTGCTGGATATGGAGAAGATTATACTGATGGAAGAATTGTCGGCGGTGCATCGTTAGCCCGACGAATATTAGAGATATTAAAAGGATTTGAACTATGAATCCTCATAGAAAGTATAAGAATTATATGACAGGATCAAACCTTTTACTAATAATTTTACCAATTATTTTGGTACTATTTACTACATTTCTTCTGAATCCACTTCATAAAAAGAATACGGAGAAACTACCCCAAAACAAACCAATTGATAGACAAACTATAAGTACCGATAATATTACTGGTAATGTTGAAAGTATTCATCCTTGGGGACGAACAGAAGTTGTTCCCATGAAAAGCATAGAGTTAGAATACTTTGAATATTGTGATGAATGGGTTATGTATGGAGAGGTAGTTCAACCAACTGGTCGTAAAGGTTATTTTATGCCGGTGATGAATGGTAGGCTTAATTTTAAGGCTACTAAACATCTTACTCAAACTTGGGTTGAACATAAAATTCTTGCAACTGGCCCAGAAAAAACAGCAGAAACTTATGAAGATTTTAGAGTAGTAAATATTAGAGCAGAAAAAGGAAAAATTATTGATATACAATATACTCACTACAGATTGCTATCAGATCATACTTGGAGCATGATAGCATCATGGAAAGCAATAGTTAATCCAGACGTTCCTGACCCTGTTCCAGAAAATGTACAAAAAGAATCAGAACATCCAGTAATAGTTTGTTCATCTTGTAAAGGTAAAGGAGAAAAACTTACCGACGTTAATAAATTAATGATGGATGCGTCACTGGCTATATTTTTTAATCATCATCTGATGGTTGACAAATGTGAAAAGTGTGTTAAACTACCTAACGGCGACGGTTATAACTACTGCGACGTTGTAAATGAGCGTTACCAGACTTTACTTAAAGAATATGGTGATGCTGGGCCGAAAATAGATATGGCAGCGTGTGAACAATGTATGGGCATGGGAACTTTTAGTAGCCAAGATGCAACTACCGGAAAGTGGCTAACTCAGGAAGAATATGATGGAAAAAACAAGAAAAATTAACCGATGGAGGTTTATCTTAAAATGTATAAAACAATATCGGATTTAGGTAAAAAAAGTGGATGGAACGCTAGAGTATTTCAGTGGGAAGATTCTGATGAAGTAAGGCGTATGTTTCCAAATCCACAGAATCATTCAAAATGGTACTATGTAGATTTTTACATGACGAATGATTATACTAACGGCACTCGTATAGAAGGAACAAAAGAAGATCTACAAAGAATAGTAGACATGTTAAATATTGCAATTAAAAGAACTTAAAATGAAAACCTATAAGAAAAAAACCGTTAAAGTTGTTGACCAAATTTTATGTGATTGTTGTGGACGCTCATGTTCTAATGAATACGACCATGAATATGCTGAACTAAGTTCGACTTGGGGCTATTGGTCAAAACAAGACGGTACTCAATATGATATTCAAATTTGTGAAACTTGTTTCACTGAAGTATTAGATTACATTAAAGACAAACGACGAAAAGTTTTGGGGGCATTTAATTTTCCGTATGAAAAAGATCCATTAGAAGGGAGATGTTATTTTCCATTATGAAAGCCACATTTAATTTTGATCTGGATATTCCAGAAGATAAGGTTCAGTATGATATAATGAACCAAGCACAAAAGTCTCAGCGTATGTTATGGCAATTTAGTCAACAATTACGAGAGTGGGAAAAATATGGTCATCAGTTTAATAGTGCTGATAATGCTGTATATAGTATAAGAGAAGAATTCTATAAGATGCTCAACAATTATGAAGTGAATATTGATCTATAATGTTTAAACTAAATAAAAGAGTCAGATTTGATTACTGGAGTTGTTCAAAGTTCGCTAGTCTTATTAGAGGAACTACTAAGCCACCAGCATTAGGCTGGGACGAATGGGAAGTTTGGAGAAAACAATCTGAAAAGAAACATCCTTTCCGATATTGGGTTGCTGAAGAAGTTCTAGACTTTTTGCAGAACATTGTTAACTTTCCTATGGACGTTTATCATACCATAGAAGTTTATGTAAGAAATCGTTATATTGATAAACTTCATTATTTGCGAACAGGATTAAAGCCGGGTGAATATTATGATCCTGACTATCGTATTCTTCATGGGTTGTTCAATGAGTTAGTTATTTTTGTTGAGAGTGAACTTGCTCATACTATGAAAGCATATCCAGAGCGTAACTATAAGTTCGTTAAAGGACGATGTAAACAAGCGGGTTTGGATTATCTAAACTGGGCAGGTCAATTAAAACTGAATGAAGATTATGGCTTTAATCCAGACGATGAAGATTATAACAAACCAACAGCACAGTCTATAGACTCTCAGAAGATTTTACAACTTTACAATTGGTGGTTGGATAGAGATTATAGGGTTGACCCTCATGATCTTTTCAGCAAAGAGAAAAACGGAAAATATTATTATCGTAAGATTGGTGAGATGGAGGACAATTACGATAAAGAAGATACTGAAAAACTGATTGAACTAATCAAAATTAGGAGTTCGCTATGGACTTAGATAACACAATAAAGGAAGTTTTTGATAAGCCAGATTTAGAATATGATCTTATTAAAAATGAACGTATAGTAGCCAAATGTCTTAATAGCCCAGTCTATTGTAGAGATTTATATGGGGCTTTATGTAACAACCGATTCTTTTATAGCGATAAGGAATGGACTTGCACTTGGAGAATGGCCGGAGGAATAGTTGCTGATATAATCAAAAGTGGAAACTATATGGATTGGTATTGCTCTGGTAATGAGAGTGTTGTAACTGACGAGATTAAATTAGATTTGATGATGATAGGATGGATTGTTAAACCTTATGAATCCAAACAAAAAAGATTAGAAGCATTACAAAAATTAAGTGACCTAGACGAAGAATTAGGACTATAATACTGGAGAAGAAATATGAAAAAGAAAATTACTAAAAAGAAAAAGCCCGTCAAGCAAAAGATTGATGTGGTATTAGAGTCATTACTTAATCTTGAACGAAAAATCAAGGAACTAATAGATAGAGTAGAAAGTTTACATAAGCAAGTATATTATCATCCAGAAAAAGCTGTACCAAAAAACCCATCTCTTTATCCTCAACTAGATCCTCAGCAAAAATATTGGCCCAATCATCCACATAAGACGAAATGGAATCCACCAGAGTATAACTAATGACTAACTTAACAACTGAACAAAAATTTGCTATCCTTTGGTGTTTCAATAATGCTATGAAATATATGGAAACTGACGAGTATGATTACGACAAAAATATGGTTGTAAACGGAATCAATATTAATAAAACTATTGCAGAATTACTACAGGACAGATTATTTGTATGAACATTGATATTAACAAAAACGAAGCATGGAAGATACTAGATGCTTTAGCGTCCTATAAAAAAGACTACGCATTAAGTGGGGCGGTTGTTAAAACAATTGACAGTGCTATTAAGAAACTAAGGGATTTTGTAAATGAAAATTAAGAAATATTCGCCAAATAAAAAACCCGCTTTCGCGGGTCTTTTAATCTCACACAAAAGAGAGAGAATCAAAACTTAAATTAGCCAACTTTAACATTGAGAATTTGTTCGACAGCATTGGCATCAAAGTTAAGATTTACAGCAAAGTTATAGGTTTTTCTTAGAGTTGTAACATTTGGTAAAGTTGAACCTTCAACAACAGTAATATTAGTAGCATTGCCAGAACTTACAGAGGATGCTAGAGTATCAATCATTCCAAAGATAAAATCATAAACGCCTGTAGTATTTGAATTTGGAACGAAACTACGAATTGTTCCTGATGGAATTGTAATATCTCCATTTAGAACAGTAAGACCTGGGAAAATTTGTGTCAATGAATCGTCTTGAAAAGCCATTTGTAAAATCTCCATGAAGTAGGTTTAAATCAAAAACCAAAAACTTATACACCATATGTAATCAATTCTATAAAATAGGATAATTAAATAATGAAAATTAATAATAAAACTCACATAACTATGAGCAATGAGGATGTTAAGGATGCTATTATAAAATATCTTTATCAGAGTCAAGGACTCAGTGGTATTTTTGATGTGAAATTTAAGATTGTAAATAAACCAATTAGGGCTACTATAGGCGAGATGGATCACTGGGTATTTGATGGTGCAGAAATAACGGTGGATTTAAATGAAAAATGAAACCACTAACTTTATTCTAATCTGTATAGCATATTTTGCCATAGGATTAATCTTTGCTGGTAATTATGTTCAAGATAAAACAATAAAGATTACACAAGATACTCTGGAAACTCTTATTAAAATTGAGATGGTTACTGAAAAACAGTTTAATATTCTACAAGATAGAGTAAAGGAATTAGAAGATGACGGCTCAAGAAGAATCGCCAATATTAGGAAGTAGTATTAATGACGGCGTTAATGCTCCTTTTGCTGATTTATATTTACTAGATTTTCCGGAGTGGTATGATGTCGAATAAAATTTCATTTAAAGATTTTCTACAACTTGTGGATGATGCTTATAATCATTACTCTTTTGAGTTACGATATGGTCAAACCATCATGAATACCTTATATAATGTCTGGCCTGAGAAATACAAAGAATTAGTAGCAAGCAAAGAAGATTGTTTTTATGATGATGGATCAGTAAAACTTACACTAGATGAATTGGAAAAAACGTGGATGAATAAACAAACGGTAGGTGTTACAAATGGTGTTTTTGATCTTTTTCATAGAGATCATAAGTCCTTTATAGATATTTGCAAATCTAATTGTGACTATCTAATAGTATATTTAGATATTGATGATTTTGTAGAAAACAACAAAAAACAAAAACCTATTTTAGATTACACAACCAGATCAAAAGCATTACTGGCGTATGGCGTTAATGAGGTAAGAACTTGTAATTCATGGGAAGAACCATTCGATACAAACTTTGATGTATTTTTTGTGGGTAGCGACCAATTAGAATATCCTCAATGGAAAGAACAACTAGATAAACTGAGGCAACAAAATAAACTTTTTATTAAAGAAACAGGCGTTGTTCATTCTAAAGATTTAAAAAAATTAATTAGTCCGTATTTAACAGAACCAAATCCAATAGGATTACAAGAAGTTATAAACATACTAACACAGCATAATATTATTTATTGTGCAATGTTTGGCACTTTACTTGGTATTATGAGAAATAATAAGAAAATTCCTTGGGATAAAGACTATGATCTTGTAATATTTGATACTGCCTATAAAGAAGTTGCTGATATTTTGACTAGAGAAAATTTTAAAATACAAATTCATAGGCATGGTTTTATAGAAATACATGAGCCATGTAGAGTAGACTTATTCTTATATAATAAAACAGAAAATAAAGCACATTTCGATACTCAAACATGGCCGATATTTGCATCTGACATTTATCCTATTATAGATAGTTCAATTGACGATATTAGTATAAAAATACCAAACAATAGTAAAAAAATAATAGACACTCATTACCCAAATTGGCAAACCAATTTCAACGTATGGCATTCTTGGAAACCAAAAGAAGGAGACATCAATTGTTAGAAACATATGTAATAGTAAAACTAACATTACAAAAATTAGAGCAAGAATGGATATAGATGATTATATTAATTCTCTTATAAAAGATAATGAGAATTTAAAAAATACTGTTGAGTCTCTTAAAAACGAAATAAGAACTCAACGAAAAGAAATTGCTGCCCTCAGAGAAGAAAGGAGGATGTTTTTAGATAAGGATAAAGGACCGAATAATGTGACATGGAAAGAAAATAACAATAACGATTAATTTCAAGGAGGAAAATATGAAAAAGTTTATTTTAGGACTAATGTTTGCAGGATTGATCGCTGGTGTTTGTGAGGCACGACCAAGATACTATTCAAATAATGGTAACAGGGTTTATTCCTATACAAATAACTCATCTGGCAATAACTCAACAGCACAAGGTGTGGCCGAAATTATGGCATCAAAAGGAACTGTGGGTCATTTTGGTGGAAATTCTGGTTATGAAGGATGTGGTAGCGGATTTTCTCAGCAACAAGCATATGGTAATTGCTGTTTCGCTAATAGCGGCATGACAACAGTAGATGTTGGTTATGCTCAAGGTAAAGATGGAAGATGGTATTGTTGCCGACGATATTCTAGGTGATTTGTACTATCTAATCTATCAAGATTGATTTGACTAAGGGGGCTGCGGAGCATTTTTCCGTAGCCCCTAAAGTCTTGACAACGAGTTGTCGATATGGTATACTAAAGAGAACCACTGGAGATAATATATGAATACTATTGAGGCTATTTCTGTCATTCAAACTAATTTGATTGAAAAAGATAGTAAGATTAAGAGTATGGAAGAAAGAAATTCTGCTCTAACAAAAGTTGTGGCTACTGTTAGAGCAAATTTGGAACGTGCTATCAAGGGTCATATTCCTCTTAATCAAGCAGTATACGATGCTGTTGATCTTTGCAGGGCAAACTTTAAATACATGGACTACAGTTCGGGTCAAATTAAACAAGACCCTCCGCTGAACGAATCGGATAAGATTTTACAATGAAGAATAATGACCAATTAAAACAATTTATCAATGAAATAGGATTTGATAGAACACTTCAGTGTTTGATTGAAGTGCTGGATGATTCTATAAATAATGAGAATATTATTCCTTTATGGAAACTAAAGGTTGTCGAGTATTTAGAGCAGGCTTATGATGGATATATGAATCCCAATAATGATCCATCATACGAAAATGCTTAAAATAAAAAGCCAACCATACAACAGCGTCTGGATAAGTGCTGATTCTCAAGAAGAATTGGGGCGAACTTTTATTCGTTTTCAAGAATACTATGAAAGTCCTAATCCAGAATTTAGAGGTAAAATATTCACATTAGGAATGGTTAGGCAGTGGTATTCTGTAAAATATGGTGCTGATACTTATCATCATGATTGGACAGGTTTTAATTTTCCTAGTAGAGTATTGTCTCCTTTTAAAGAAGGGCTTTTTGATCCTTTAACATTAGAAGAGATTGAACTTCTTAATTTATTTAAGTATAGGAATGATCATTTTTATATTATGGGCGCTCAAAATAGTGCCACTTTAAGACATGAACTATCTCATGCTTTGTACGACTCCAACATTAAATATAAGAATGAAATTGACTCATACATAAATAAGAACAAAAAAGGATTAGCAAAAGCCAAAAAATATATCTTAGAAAAAGGCTATGCTAAAGAAGTTATTAACGACGAATTACAAGCATACATAACAGATAATGATGATCCTGGCATTATAGGGGTAACAAGTCCTCGTATCCTTTTAGACATTAATTCTATTTATGAAAAATACAGAAAACTAAAATGAACATTGATGACGAATTTAGTGATGAAGAAAAAAGTTACCACGAATGGGTAAGTAAAAATCTTTCCTTTATCAGTCAAAATAAACAATCTGTTAATGTTATGAAAAAATTATATCTAGAAGGTTTTGCTGCCGGATGGCAATATCGAAAAGAATATGACGCAAGAGAATGGTTACAAAAATGAGTCAAACTTATGATCCTAATTGGAATCCAGATGACTATGATATGACTCTGAAATATGAGCCAATGAATAACTCTAATATTAATGATATTCTAACAAGATATAAGAACGAACCAGTTCTTGATTATATTAAGGATTTGTGGAAACTTATTGACTATCAAAAACAAGAGATTCTGAAACAAAGAAAAGAAATCATTGCAATCAAGCATAAAATAGCATGGAAGCATTATGACAAAGAAGTAGATTATGCTGATCCTAAAAATAGAGTCAGCAGCAATAAACCAAAACGTACAGATGAAATGGGTTGTTAATGTTTAAAATTACAGAAGTAAAAAGTTGGGCAAAAACTTGGGGCTATTCTATCCTTAAAGAGAAAGACGATAGCATTAATGGTGCTAGTTATTACTGGTGTAAGAACGACGATCCTAATGCTACGGGAGTTGCTCTTAGTGTGAGTAAAGTTGCAACCGCTATTTATAATCATATGACTAATGATAAGTATGTAGAACATCAAAAACAATATTTAGAGAAACAAGAAGATGTCAAATTGTCAACAGCAGAATAAAGACATTGAAAATCAATGCTTAGTACCAGTTGTTGTTACAACTCCCATAATAAATGGTATGATTGGAGGAATATCTAGTGTAATTGCTGCCTATTTTTTTAAGCCAGTATGGGATAAAATAGTTAAGATATTAGACTGGGACAAAAATGAAAAATAATCTTTTTATTGATAGAGAATGGGAAACCAAATGTATAGACAAAATATGCGATGAAATTCGCTATAATAGTCTGATTAATTTATCTAGCAAAATTGCTATATTACAGTTAAGTTATGAATATTCTGGGCTTATGGCTCAATTAATATCTCATAAATTATCAAATAAAGATGAGCCTATAGATATAGAACCCGTTAATATTCCATATAAAGATGAGTTTGAAGCATTTATTCATCCGAATCAATTAGATCCATACTATACTTTAATTGTAGTAGATAGCGGATGTCTTAGTGGAAATAATTTTAAGAAAATAGAACAAAAACTTTTAGATTATGGTTATCCGAGATCTCAATTATTTTTTACTTGTGTAGCCTGTGATCTTAATAGCATATTTCGTCCAGATTTTTGTCCGATATATTTTGATGGTGATACAACAATGGCGCATTTTTGGTGGGAAATTAAAACTAATAAATTTAACAGGTAAATAATAATATGAATGTAAAACTCATTAGCGTTACTCCAGATGCTGAAAAATTAATGGCCTATTGTGCGAGAGTAAGTAATCCAAATAATCAAAACAACGATAACTATGCTAAACTTTTAAAGTATTGTATTGATCATAAGCACTTCTCTATATTTGAACAAAGTTTTATGACAGTTGAAATTAATACAACAAGAGGTCTTGCTGCTCAGATTCTAAGACACAGAAGTTTTACGTTTCAAGAATTTAGCCAGCGTTATGCTGATACAACATTACTAGCAGAAGAAATTCCACTATTTGAACTTCGTGGACAAGATAATAAAAATAGACAAAATAGTATTGAAAATATTTCTGATGAGATTAAAGTAAAATGGAATACTCAGATACGAGAGCATTTTGCTAAAGGCAAAGCAATATATGATGGCATGATTAAAGATGGTGTTGCTAAAGAGTGTGCCAGATTCATACTGCCTCTAGCAACTCCTACCAGACTCTATATGAGTGGAACAGTTCGTTCGTGGTTACACTATATTGAATTACGTTCTGGTCATGGAACTCAAAAAGAACATATGAATATTGCTAACGAATGTAAAAAAATTTTTATTGAACAATTTCCTACTATTGGAGAGGCATTAGGTTGGAACAATGAAACAGTTTAATATTACTGCTCAAGTTTATAAGAATAATGATTTATCAAAACAGAACCTACTAATAGGAGAAGTTCATAATGGCTCATCATCTGATGACGCATTAAGTAACTTTAAATTACACTTTCCTTCTATAGAATATTCTTTAGTAAAAATTTTATCAGTTGAAGAAATATGAATACAATAGTATTACTTCTATGCAAAGATATTACAGAAAATATTAAATTATTATCGTCACAATTAGATAAAAATAACATACCGTATACTATAATATGTGATGATTGTAGTATTCATAGTGACAATATGTTAATTGCTCAAGGGTTTACTGACCTAACAAGATCTCCATATATAAAAAAACCAAGTGCTTGGGATAAGTCTTTTTATGAAATACATAATAATAAATTAACATCTCTATATGATTATTTTTTATTCATAGAAGATGACATTTATAGCAAAGATTGTGAATCTATAATTAATTTTATTAATGACATATCTAAATATAGCGAAGACTTAATTACTAAATGTGTAAGACCCAAATCTCATCATCCAACCTGGAAACATTGGAATGAAGAATACATTAATAGTTTAAAATATCCTAGTCAATCTTTTAATCCATTATGTAGGCTCTCCAAAACATTAGTAAAAAAAATTATTGAATATAGGGATAACAATGAAAAATTTAATTTTCATGAAGTATTAATAGCATCATTGTGTTTAGAGTATGATTTAACTTATATCAACTATATTGAAGATGAAGCACTCAAAAAATATATCGGTAATATAAATTATACTCCAATACTACTTACGAAAGATATAAAAGATGCACTTATTCATCATCCAGTTAAAAACTCTAAATCTGACAGAGAAAAAGGTGTAGTTTCGCTTGACAAAGGACGATAGTATGCTATACTACCACTTGGAGGACAATATGAGATATGGTTTGTGTTGCATTTCGTTGAAACTTAAAGAACAAGGAATTGGTCATCAGACAATGACTTTTAAACGCTTCAATTCTCTGCCGCGAGAAGAAGCCCTAACAACTCTTGGAAATAGGATTCTTAACAATCTTGTGACAACTCGTAAAACTATTGAGTTTTGCGGACAGAATAATTATGTTTATCGTGTTAGTAGCGATATTTTTCCTCTTATTACTTATGATGAGGCTAATGTTGGTTTAGAGGATTTGCCCAACCATGATGAAATTCAAGATGAGTTTGATAATATCTCACAAACTATTATCTCTAGTAATGTTCGTGTTAGTTGTCATCCTAGCGAATTTAATTCACTCTCAAGTCTCACCGATAAAGTTGTGGACAAAACGATTACCGAACTCAATTTCTACAGCAGTTTCTTCGACAGAATCGGTTTGCCAGCAAATACTATCAGTCCGATGAATTTGCACGTTCATAACAATAATGGAACGAGAGAAGAAATTAGTCATCGTTTTTATGAAAACTTTAAGCGTCTTGATGAAAATTGTCAGGCACGACTAACAATCGAAAATGATGACAAATTTAATTGCTGGAGTGTGCGTGAACTAGTAGATATTTTTCATCCTATTACTCGTATTCCGATATGTTTCGATTATCTGCATCATAAGTGTCATCCTAATAATTTGACAGAGGTTGAGGCGATTAATATGTGCTATGATACTTGGCAGACGAAACCTTTGTTTCATTATAGTGAGAGTAGGGTTGGGAATAATCCAAGGGCTCATTCTGATTATTCAGAAAATGCTTTTAATACTTATGGGCTAGAATTCGATGTTGATATGGAACTAAAAGCAAAAGACTTGGCTATACAAAATCATATAGAAATTACTAAAGGAGTCGCAGTATGAGTCATAATTTAATTTTAATCACAGGACTAATTTATATTTGGGTCGCTATTGAGCAAGGAATCTTGCACAAGAACTATGGTATGCTTATTACATACATTGGTTACGCATTTGCAAATATTGGTCTATATATGTTAGCGTCAAAATAAGAGGTTATTTATGAAAGAGCCAACAAAAATAAAACTTACAGATAATCCAAAAAACAAAAACGTAAAATTAACACCACTACCATCAACTCAAAATTATGATATTGAACTGTCAGATGATATTTGGATAAAAAATGAAGATAATAAACAAAACAATTCGCAAAGCATATCAGAACTGGACTCCATGTAAAGAAATTAGGTGTTGGCATTATAGTGCCTGTTTTGATGGTACTAAAATGATTTGTTTCACCCAAAACAACCCGATTAAGACTCATACAGGTGCTTATAGGATTGGTGAAGATTTTAATCTGGAAAAATATAAGGAGTATCCCTATTATCATTCTGAATCTCGTCTTATTTCTAAACTTTTGGATAAGTATAATACCATTGATTCTAATTGGTCAGTTGTTGTATTGCGTATCAACCGAAAGGGACTTATTTTAGGAAGCAAGCCTTGTGAGAATTGTGATAAACTTCTTGATGCTGTAGGATTAAATACAGTTTATTATAGCACAGACGATGGGAATTTTATTGACAGTGTTAGAAATTTGATTGAACTCAACGAGTTGACAATGCCGATGGTTATGGTATAATCCGCTATACGGAGGCTACCTATGAATTGTATTTATTGTCAAGAAAATGTTGGATTTGACCGCTACGAGTTTCTTATTGAAACTGGTCGCAAAATGATTTGCAAAGATTGTAGTGTAGAAAATCGTGCTGTGGGATTTATGGATTGGGGACATAAAACTGCTCCCTCTCTTGTTATGGTTCCTGCTAATGCTACACAAACTATTCGTATTTTAGACAGAGCAAATAGGAGAAGTCGATGAAAAATAATATGACTTGGTTACAACTGTATAATTTTCTTTATGAACGAGCAAATGATATTAATAGCGGTGGAAGTTTTCCTTGGCAGCAACCAGTAGAAGTATTTGATTTTGAAACTTTAGGATATTATCCTACTGATTTTATTGAGTTTCCAGATAAGAAGATTTCTCTTTCTATAGACACTAGCACCATTGTCGATTATACATTGTCAGAAAATACGGAGATTAATAATGGATCTGGAAATTGAAAGTCTGCTATTTAAGCAAGTTGAAAAACCTAAACATCATCTTATGACTAAAATACATAATGTTTGGGAGAATAGATATCGAATTAATGTTTACACTGAAGTTTTTGATGAAACTATTCAGTTAACTAAACGTAAGATTTATGCTAGTTATTTTTGTCATTATAGTCCCGGTAAACTTGAAATAAAGGATAGACCAAATGGATCAGGAATTACAAAATCAACTATTTGAAAAATATCCAGAATTCTTTTCTAACAAAGACCTTGGGCCAAAAAATAGTTGCATGGCTTTTGGCATAACGTGCGGAAATGGATGGTATGATCTTATAAATTCAATTTGCCAGATAGTAGAGAGTCTTAATAAGAATACTAAAGATAGAAATAGACTTATTGCTGGGAACAATGAAACAATTATTGATTTCAAATTTGACCAAATTAAAGAAAAGTTTGGCGGACTTAGGGTTTATTATTCTGGTGGAAATGATTACATTCGTGGTTTGGCTACTATGGCTGAAACGATGAGTTATAAAACTTGTGAAATGTGTGGAAATAAAGGAAAACCAAATAAAAGTGGATGGATAACCACTCTTTGTCAAGAATGTAGAATACCCATATAAAAACAAAAACTCCCGACATTTCTGCCGGGAGTTCTCGTTTAAACTAACTTAGTTTATTATAACTAATTAATTAGACTTTTGGTTTTTGATCTCTGAGCATATGTTTTAATCTAGCATTTAGATCATCAGTTTTTGGTTGTTCTGATAGTCTTAAAGCCGTAAACATTTCATTTGAAACTTCTGATGGAAACTCACGTTTATTTCTAGCAGTACGAGCATCTTTAACATACATCATGTTTGACATTGGATAGATGTTATTCATTGGATATGAAGTCAAGATACCATTAGCATAGCAATTAAGATGAATATTTGTTAATACTCCATAAAAATTCAAATCTTCAGTAGCACTAATTCTTTCTTTACTAACTAATGTAGTATTGCTTCCATCGTCTTTCAAAGTAACCATGCCGCTTGGGGTACTGCTTGGCATCATACTAACGAAAGAATTAGAATCAACACTATAAATTCTGTGACCTAAAACCGGAGATGTACTATCTAAAACTGTTCCATCAGCAAAAGTAACCTTGCTATATTTATCTGATGGTTGAGCAACAGATAGCCATGCTGGTTTAGCAGTATCGGCCTTACCTTCATCAAAATTCCAGACCAAAAGATCATCATCATAAGTTAAATCTTCAACATTTTTCTTTGAACCATCAGCAAGAGTAATCTTTGTTCCCTTTAAGAAACATGAACCAGTAATCTTTACTGTTTTAGTTGGTCCATAAAAAGTTACTTCATCATCAAGAATACTATCATAAGCAAACATCCAAGGAGTAACATAAAATGTACCAATATCTCCACCAACATATAGGTTGAAAGAATGAATATCTAAATCACCTGTGCTATCGGTATCATCATAGTCATAATCTGTTTCATAGGTTGGAACTTTAACAGTTTTACTAGCAACATAACCAACAGCAATAGGATAATCATCATATTGATCACCAGCACTAATTGGTTGAACGTCAACAGTAGCACTAGCATTAGCATTATCTGTTAAAGAACTAAGAACTACTTTAAATGGCTCTCTAACAACATCATGATTATTACCAGTAGTAGCAATATTTGCAGTAAACTTAAGAGTATAAGTATCAGTCAAGCCACTACCAACTATTACTGAAGAACTAGTGACTGTCATCTTTTTAGATTTATCAACAGCACTAAAATTATCAACCTTATCGGCAACTTTTGCTAATAATGCTCTCATGAAAGCTCTCATATCATCATCGCCTTCCTGAAAAGACGAATCAAAATTATCTTTATGGATATAGAAATAATCAGGATCCCAACCACTATCATATAAGTATTCGTTCACATACTGTTTAGCCATTCGTAATCTCCTTTATTATTATTGTTAATTAAGCTTCTGTTGGAAAACTAATTGGTGCATTTGTTACATTCAAATTCATTGTAACTGTAAAAGTTACTGTTTGACTATTTGCATCAACTGTTTTGGTTGCTTTTGCAATACTAAAATTACTTGGTTTTTCATCAACCATTAATGCTGAATAAGTATTATTTACAGCATTTAAAACAGAATAAACAAATTCCGGAGTATCTTTTCTATTATCATAATTATAAGACTCTAAATTTATTTGACCATCTCCTGGGGCTTCATCATCATAATATGGAATAAATATTCCACCATATTGACCATAAATGTAACTGCCCCATAATCCATGAGATGTTGCTAAACCGCCGTCTGGAAATACATCATCCATACTAAAATTTACTGATGGCATAAAATTCTCCTATTAAAGACAAATTATTCAGCTATATAGAACTAGCTTCATTAATATAATACACAAAAATATATAGAAAACAGTGAGAAATTCTAAAGTTTCTTGCTTGACAATGCCGATAAACCTGTTATACTTGGGTATCAACACTAACAAAGGAGACAACGCGATGGGAAAAGGTCAAAAGACTTGCGAGAACTGTGGTCAAACTACTGGCCCGCGTGCTTATATGTGCAAGAAGTGTAATACTCCTTTCGTCTTTAAGGCAAAGAGTAAGGAACACAAAAATACAAAGATTATTCAGAATGTTAACTGGCGTGAATTGGTAAAGGGAGACAGAATCAAGGTTGGTGGCGGGCCTTATTTTGTTAGCAAGGGCGAATTTATCCCTATGGGTTATAGAGGTAAGTTTGTGGTTGAATCAGTAGATAAGAATGGTATTCTTGCTTGGGGCATTGACAAGAGTACCGGATTTGCTCATATCTATATGGGTGGAGATATTCAGAATAAGGAAACTGGTGTTTGGAAAACTAAGCATAAGTTGATCAAATTGAAGCAGAGAGAGCAGGCTGTATGAGTTTAAATCCTCAACAAAAGGAAGCACTACAAAATCTTTATTCTCATAGAGATCATATAGAAGATCATCTTAATAAAATTGATACTATTTTAAAGATGTATTTCCCAAAAGAATATGCTCTGGCATATCAGCATTGGTTGCCCCAAATAAAAACCGGCCTAAGAGATAATACTAAATGGCTACCAAGAGGACAATATTCAATGGATTATACTTTAAATACATTGGTAGATCATATAATTAATGATTTGGATAAAGGTGTAAGTAAGTATATCTAATAAATTACTTTTGGAGAGTATGAACATGAGCGACGTTTATGCCATTACTGATCTTGAAGGATACGCCACAGAAATGCGTGAGGCTGCGGCTAAAAGTCTATCACAGTCTTATGAAGAAAATCTTGATGATTTTATCAGTATCGGACAAATGATTAATCTTGTAAATAGCGAATGTGTTGGATTTGATAATAAAGATCGTCCGTTGCTCAATGAAGATGCTAATGAAACAATCTATGAACGTACTGTAACATGGATTCATAATGTTGGACTAGCAAAACTCGCTGCTAAAGGATTAGTAGAATGTGCTTGGGATGAAAAAAGCAACGAGATGGTTTTTTGGGCTAATCCAGAAATCACAAAAACAACAAAGAAAAAGAGAAAACCAAATGACAAATCTATCAAACGAAGAAATAAAAAGAAAGATTCGTGATATAGAAGATAAGATTCATGATTGTAAAGCATATATCTCATCTGATTTCTGTGTGAGTTGTAATGAGATGTATGAAAATATTAAAAAGCATGAGGCAGAGATTAAACTTCTAAAGGAATTGTACTACAACGACTAAAAAATATTCTCAAGAGTTGACAAGCCACTGGTCGATGATATAATTGTGGCAGGACAGGTTAATTTTTAACAATACGGGGCGGAAGGTAAGCCGGTTGCATCCGACACTCTTATAAGGTGTTCATAGGTTGGTTCGACTCCAACTCGCCCTATTTTAAACTTGCTTTTGATGACAGTGAAACTATTATATCATGGACACTAATCATATCAAAAATAAGGAAAGTTTATGACTCATCGTTCATTATGTTGTATGCCACTAATAACTCTGTTGGTCGGTCTATTAGTTTTATCAATTGGTTTTAATTGGGTATTTCTTGAGAAAATCAATAAACTAAATCATGTAGTTAATACTATAACTTCACCAGTTGATGATGACGAACTGAAGAAATTAATGAAAGAAGTTAAAAGATTATCAAAGCAAACATATACTTCAGGTACTAAGTATGATATTAAAACTAGAGAACCAATACAAAATGATTTCTGAAATTACATATGATAGAGAATGGACATTAAAATATTCTTTATTTAATAGGAAATGCTATTTTAGTGGACAATCTTTAAGGTTTCAACCATGTTATGTTGGAAGAAAAAAGATTCGTTCATTGTTGTCAAAAAGGTATCAAAATGATGATATTTGGATAAGCAAAGACGAATATCTGAATATGATTAAGAATGGAATGGTGTAACTTATGATAACCTTCCTTTATATTAGTTAAGTAACTAACCCACCTAAAAGAAAGATTATTATGAAATACAGACTTATGTTTATCGGCCTATTATCAGTTTTATTTGCTTCATTAACAATGAATGTTATTCACTCAGAATGTTTGGAGTCTGTTAAAGAAACCAATCAGATTAACGAGATAATACACACAAGAATGGTTAGTGATTTACATGATAGATTGATGGAATTAGAAAACTAAGGGGGCGAAAGGTATCGACAGGTAAATAGAGATATGGATGGCATCGACTGGTTGAATAACAGGCCAGTATAAAAGTTATTCAAAAAATGTTAATTGGCGAAGTAAATCTCGCTCTCGCTGCCTAATTAATTAGGTACGAGTGGGGCTATATGGGCCTTATTACCCAATCATGTTGACTCAGATAAATCTGATAAGGAAGTCTAACCCGACAACATAGGCGATGATCGTAATCGATCTGATGAAGATAATTCTTCTAGGTTTGTCTAGTGTCCAAATTACAATAGACTAACGATGTAGATGTTTATATTGAAATTACTCTGGACTTGGCTTCAATGCCAACGCCTCCACTTAATTATGATTAGAAAAATTTGTTCATACTGTGGCAAAAGAAAAAACTGTAAAAGTTTCCCCAAGCACAGTATGTACAAAGATAATCTAGACAGTAGATGCCGCAGTTGTGTTAAGAAACAAACTAAAGTTCGTGGAAAACTTCACAAAAAAGCCCCTCCTCGCCCAGAGGTATGTGAGTGCTGTAAAAAAACCCCATTAAAATGGTGCTTGGATCACGATCATTCTGATGATTCTTTTAGAGGATGGCTCTGTGATAGGTGTAATACTGGCATAGGTAAATTAGGAGATAATCTAGAAGGCATTGTAAATGCCATGAACTATTTACTTTCAAAAAAATATCTATATGATAACAATACATAGTTTTTTCCCTAATGACATTTCTAGTATCAGGGCTAATACTTTATTAGCAAGTAAACAAGCAGAATTATCAAATAAGTTCTTAAAAAAGCATCAATATACTACCATATTATATACTGATGCAAAAAGCCTATCTTATTTTAAACACATACCATATGATGACATAAGAATAATAGACTTAAAAGATTATCAATTACCAAATACTTTTGACTTTTGGTCTGTTACTAAACTTGTGTCTTGTTTATCTGTTAATGAACCGTGCTATCATATAGATTTAGATTTATTTTTAGTAGAAGATATTATTGAGCCATATAAAAATGAACCCTTTATAACTTTGCATCACGAACCGTGGATGAAAACTTGTTTTTTTAGCAAATTGCCTAAAGATAAAATATACGAATGGTTTAATATAGATAATGATATTGCTCAATGTTATAATTTTACTATTTTTGGTGGTATGGATTATATTACTATTAATAAAAGCATAGAACAGTTATTAGCAAGTATGAATATTCACAATACAGAGGTAACTGAATTGTTGTCCAAACTAGAAACAGATGGATACAATTGGAAGCAGGCTGTATTTTTGGAACAATACATATTACCGTCAATTATTGCAAAAAAACTAAATGTTCAAGACTTACCAGTTTTAGTACCAGAGTCCATAACGGCAAAAGGAGAAATTGGAATGAGACACAGATTGAAAAAACATAAAATAATACATTTGTGGGGATTTAAAAACGGACTTGAAGAATTTATGGGATTAGATCTATTTTTAGATATGGTAGATAAATACTATTTTTAATTATGTTTAACATTCCGATATTTTGTATCAATCTTGAACGAGCAATAGAAAGAAAAGAACTCATCAGTAAAAAATGGATAGATGAACTAGGTCTGGATATCACTTTCTGGAAGGCTTATGATAGAAGGGATATAGAAAATAATAAATTTATCTATCATTATAATGAAGAATTGACAATTCAAACTATTGGAAGACAATTAAGTAATGGAGAAATAGCATGTGCCACAAGTTTTTGTATGCTTTATGAGTATCTATTGGAAAATAATTATGAAGAAGTATTCATAATGGAAGATGATGTAGAGCCAACTTTTACAAACAAGAACGTATTACAATATACTGTGGATCATATAAAGAGTGAGTTTAATCAAGCAGAGATCATACTATTGCATAATATACATCCCATACAAATGAACTCTTGTCAAAAAGAAGAAATTTTTTATGAAAAGAAACGCAGGGGTTCGTTGTGTAATGTTACTCCTTGGGGTAATCAATTATTCTACATAAAATTAAGCTCTATTAAAAAAGTATATAATTTATTAAAAAAAATGACTCTACCAGCAGATTTAGTACAAAATATATTAGCAAAAGAAAACTTAGTATGTATTGCTAATGATCCTTTGTGCTACCATGAATGGATGGGACCAAATAGTATGACATATATTGGAAATGAATATAGAAATACTAGGAGAAAATTTATTGAATGAATATTCTTACTATAGTAGGTACTGGATTTGTAGGGTAAAATCTTGAATTACTGCTTGACAATGCTGATACTGTATGGTATACTAGAAGGACACAACAAGGAGAAATTGGTATGAGTTTCGATCATCTTAGCAGTTTTGTTAGAGAACTTAGGGCGACGAGTAGCACTATTGATAAGGCTGAAATTATTGAGGATTATACTTCCTCTAATGGGGAAGGAGCGAGTTTTATTAAGAAAATTCTTCTCTATACTTATCATCCTACTTGGCAATATAATGTTACTAGTGATAATCTCAAGAAGAAGAAACATCTAAAGTCAAAGAATTCTTACAAAAATATTTTTGATCTTTTGGATGATCTTAAAGGTCGTGCAATTACTGGTCACGACGCTATTAGTGCTGTAAATAGTTTTACTGATACTCATCCTGAGCATGAGGAACTTATCCACTGTATTATCGACAAAGATTTGAAAACCCGTGCTGGTGACAAGATTATCAATAAGGCTATTCCTAATCATATTCCAGAGTTTAGTGTTGCTCTTGCTGATAAATATGAGCCTAAACTTGTAGATTGGAAGGACGGTTGGTATGTTAGTAGAAAAATTGATGGGGCCAGATGTATCGCTATTGTTGATGCGTTTGGTAATACCACTTTCTTTTCACGAACCGGAAAGACTTTTGATACCCTTGATGTTGTTGCTGGTGGAATCAAGGCATTGGGAGTTACTAATGTTGTATTTGACGGTGAACTTTGTCTGGTTGATGATGATGGTAATGAAGATTTTCAGGGGGTGATGAAAGAACTTCGTAAGAAGGATCATACTATCCCTAATCCATCATTCAAGATTTTTGATATGGTAACTGCTGATGAATTTTACAGCAAGAAGGGTTCTAAGAACAGACCATATTCTATCCGATATGCTAATCTTTGTGCTATTATGCAACCAAATGAATGTTCATGCCTAACTGTTCTTGAACAAGAAGTTATTAGGAACGATGATCATTTTTGTGGCTGGATGGATAAGGCAAAGGAATATGGTTGGGAAGGTCTGATGCTTCGTGCTGACGAACCATATAAAGGCAAGCGATCCAAAGACCTTCTAAAGTTTAAAAGGTTCAATGATGACGAATATGAAGTGGTAGACGTTGAAATGGGGCCATTTCGTTATGTGAAAGATAGTGCAGAACATGAGGAGACTATGCTTTCTTGTGTTATGATTCAGCATAAAGATTATATTGTACGAGTTGGTAGCGGTTTTACTATTGAGCAGCGTCAAGAGTTCTATAAGAATCCTAAGAAAATTCTTGGAAAAATTATTACTGTTCAGTATTTTGAAGAAACTAAAAACCAAGATGGGGGCATATCTCTTAGATTTCCTACTTTTAAAATCCTGCATGGATCAGCGAGGGTGGTATAATGATCAGGAAAGGCAAAGGAAAGAAGACTTTTAATAGAGAAAAAAGACTATTCTCAAATACCAAAAAAGGCAGAACTCCAACAGAGACTCTGCATTTTAAAGTTATTAGTATGCGTACCAGAGATTTAAAAAATATAGTTCAAAATCCCGATACTGTAGATTCACTCACAGCATCTTTTGCCAAAGAAGAATTAGATAGACGTAATTTTAATCAAAAAAATAAGATTGACACACAATCTAAAAGATACAAACTCAATAAAAAATATCCAGAACATAAGCATTTATTGCGTCGATCTGGCAAACGATGATTCAAGAATCCACCTTGACAAGACGATACTAGTAGTGTAGAATCGTAGCATCACGCTATTAAACTTTTGGAGAAAGCCATGATTGTTGAGAACTCTGTTATTCCTATTCAGAATACCACCTTGGATAAGACTAAGGCTGATATTTTCTTTGAAACTTTTCCGCGAGATAAGGTTGTCTCATACAAGGAATATTGGGAGAGTGTTCGTCCTAAGAATCACGACGATATTTTTCGTCGCTATCTCTTTGCATACTGCTCCGTTCATACTACTTGGAAGGGCAATTGTGCCGGATATAACGCTATCAAGAATTTTAATGAGTGGATCGACAACAAGGAGACTTTGCTAAATAAACTTCATAAGAGCGGTGTTGGACTTCATAATAATCGTACTAATTATATTTGGGATTTTAGTGAGAAGTTTTGGGCCAATCCTAAAGACTTTTATTTTACCACTAAGAAGGGTCATGTTAAGAAGCGTGATAGTATTCTGAATAAGATTAGTGGGATTGGTCTTGCTAAGATTAGTTTTGCTCTTGAGATGATTCATCCTAATGAGGCACGAGTATTGTGTGGAGATATTCATCAACTTCGCCTTTACGATATGGAGCATTTGAAATATAATAAGAGCAAGAGTGGTTCCAATACTTATAAAAAGATGGAGCGACACTGGATGGTGAATTGTGGTAAACTCAAGACTCCATCCTATATCGCACGATCTATTTATTGGGACGCTCTACAAAAGAAGGAAGATAGTCGTTACTGGAGTTTTGTACTAGAGGAATAAATCAATGATATATAATATTTATGTTCAAGATCAATTTGCGATAAAAATAGAGGCAACCAATACCGGAGAAGCACTGAAAATGGTTGGTATAAAAATTGATACCGGAGAGATACAATATGATCCGCTAAAACCTAAGAGCATTAAAGTAGAACCAGAGCATGAATGAAAACGGCAAAGGTTCTAAAAAAAGACCACGATCAGTGAGTCAAGAAACATGGGATAAAAACTATGAAAGAATCTTTAAAAAAAGCAAAAATACTAAACGTGATAAAGTTCGAAAAAAATAAAACCACTTTCATATTATGTGACTGTAGAAGCGAGGTTTTAGTATTAGAACACGACGTTGAGTATGGATTAACCGAACTGTCAATATATGAAAATATGTCATCTTATGGTCATAAAATGTCATTTTGGCAGAAATTGAGGTATATTTATCAGGTCTTGGTTCATAATCGTCCATACTCTGATCAAATCATCCTGAATAAAGAGCAACTCAAAGACCTTGGTATATTTATTAATGGGTGTATATAATACTGTCTCTTAATACTATCAAGGAGGCTACTATGATAATAAAAAACTATGTTACCGATGAACTAATCAATAAAGTATATCATCTAACTAAGGCTCTTAATCAGGCAGAGTCGATTATTAAAATTCTTGAAGTAGAGAATGACAATCTTAAAGAAAAATTATCGTCAATCTATGATAGAGAAAATTTAGTAAACAATGACTTTTTAGTAGAGGTATAAGATGAGCCGTCTAGCCAAAAATAGTCACGACAAAATGATATTTGGAGTTTGTGGGGGATTAGCAAAATCCATGGGAATTGATTCGTCATTAATGAGATTAGGATTTGTGGTCGGAGCAATTTTTACTGGAAGTATTTTATTTTGGATTTATCTTTTACTCGGAATAGTTCTACCTATTGACGAATAATGATTTATTTTATCTCTGATACCCACTTTGGACACAAGAATATTGTGGGCTATTGCAAAAGACCGTTCGTTGATACTCACGAAATGAATAAGACCATTATTGATAATATCAATAGTGTTGTTAAGCCAAGTGATACTCTTTATTTTCTTGGAGATTTTTGCCATAGAGGTGGTGATCCTAAGAAATATCGAAAACAAATAATTTGTGAAGATATTCATGTGATTCTTGGTAACCATGACAACGAAGATAAATTTAGTGAAAAAGATTTTTCTTCCATAGGACTAATGAAAGAAATAGTTCATTGCAATCAAAAGATTATTCTGTTTCATTATCCTATGAGAGCATGGAACAAAAGTTATCGTAAAAGTTGGATGCTGTATGGTCATGTTCACGGTAGACTTCACAATGAGGATGAATCACTAGGACGCTTTACGCTTGATGTGGGCGTGGATAATAAAAGGGAAGGGGTTGGATTTGGTACTCCGTACAGTTTTAAAGAGATTCAGAAACTATTTGGCGACAGAGAGAAAAAATTCAAGGTCGCCCAGTTGACAAGCCGATAATGGATGTTAGAATGAAGGAGTCAAGCGAGAGTATCAGTCATGCGACTGACTCGCAAGACAAGAATTGGAAATGATTTGGAGGTTGATTATGGCTGAAGTTACTACGGTTGATAAGCAGAGTCGTGTTCGTTGCAGTGACGAGCAGTTCCTTGAGGCAGTTTTCTCCAGCAAGACTTATGCTGAGATTGCCGTTAAGACTGGTCAGAAGGTTGCTAGTACGATGGCTCGTTATGCTCGTACAAAGTCCGCTCTGACCAAGAAGGGTATTGAACTGCCCGCTATGGAACGTGCGAAGCCAACCAAGACGGTTGACAACGTAGAGGCTATGGCAGAGGTTGTTCGTCGCCTCAAGGCTCATGCGAACGGTTGATTAAAACCAAAAGGTGATCGGCTACAACGGTTTAAATGGTTGAGGCACACAAAGATTCAACCTCAAATCATTGACTATTGTAGTCGGTCACTATATGGGAGCGTAATCCAATGGCAGAGATAAAGGACTTGAACTAATGTAAATTTGAGTGCTTAAAGGGAAACCTTTAATGTAGAACCTGTCAAATTCGGTGAAGGCTTTAAAATGCTAATACCGAGCCAAGCATAGAAATATGAAGGTGTAGAGACTTGACGGCAGGAACCTAAAATGAAAGTTATGGTTAAGATAAAGTCCAGACTACAAACAGAAATGGTAACGAAAGTTATAGTAGTAAGAAAATCCTTCAAGTGTGGGTTCGAGTCCCACCGCTCCTATTTATTTTTACCACGATAATTATCAGTTAAAGCATGACAGTTTGGGCAAAGTATGGTAAGATTTGATAAACTATTATTAGTGTTATCTCCATCTATGTGATGTAATTCTAATGGCATTTGTTTACCTAACCAAAATTCGTTACCACATTCATAACATTTAGGTTCAAAAAATTTATCATGTAATAATCTTCTTTTTAATTTCCAACTTTGTATAGGCTTGTTATTAGAAAGATAATCTTCTATAGATCTTTTTGGGCCTAATTTTTTACCCTTATTCCATGCTTGACCAGTAAAATGAGAAGTGTCTATATTATGTTCAACAATTTTCTTTTTAATGGTTTGATAATTTCCTCCAGCAGTAGCCATATTTAGATTAGATAATACTTCTCTAATGGACTTAGATTTTTTTACTATAACTTTTAAGTAAGGAATTGTGTAGTTTTTTGTCATGTTCTTGACTCGTGTATGGCAAACGCTATAATAGATATACACCAAAACCTTTTAAGAATAAGGAAATAAAATGAGCAAAAATGTTTTAGAACTATATAAGATTGGTAGTAGAGTTAAGTTGACTGATGATGTTTATGGAACAATTGAAGAAATAAATATTTTTGGAGATAATTCTGTTAGTTACAAGTGTGGTTGGTGGAACGGACGAAGTTATTGTGCCGAACACTTTGCTCCTAATGCTATTGAAGTTGTTATGCCGGAAAAGTTTAAGATAGGCTTCCACAATGAATGAAACCTCTAATCCACTAGACTATTTAATTCAGTGCTGTGAAACGGCAATAAATACTGGGCGTTGGAATTTAACAAGATTCACAGTATTAAATGCGAAGAATGAATTAGAAAAGTTACGAGAAAGTAAAAGAGATTTGGCACAAGATGCTTTCAATGCTAATAAACATAGCGTTGAAGATAATAATCGTTGGTTAAGTTGTGAAAAAGAATTGGTTGCCCTAAAAGAAAAAATCAAAACTATTTTTAGTCAACCTGTTGCTTATGGTTTAATTAATGACAGACATGATCTATATAATCTAACTTTGCATTATAATAGGTTTGATGACAAAGATAATAAATTAATACCGTTATACTCAAATAGAGAAGAATTCTTACAAGGGGATTGGCAAAGTGGTAAGTTATCCAAATAGGTATTTTAAGGGATGGTGTTCTAATGAAGGTAATCCACGATCTCATATTCTTCATTATCATATTCTTACTATTAGAGATATTAGTGACTATAATGGCGGATTCATCCCAGAAGAAGTAAATTCTTTAGAAGAATACTTTAATGTTGATGGTATAGGAACTGATGAACCATACTATATGGTTACTGGAACATTCAAGTTTGATTTTGCACGAACTCCTATTAAAATTCTGGAAACAAATGAACTAAAAACTGCCATTGATATTGTTGAACAACTAACAGGGAATATTATCAGAGAAGATGAAGTATACAATTCACGATGATGGTTTTGGTTGTTTTGAAGAAGGTGGTTGTGCTGAATTCTATTGGATAAAAGAGGATAAAACTCTTGGATTCAAACAATTTGGCAGCAAAAAGAGTGCAACTATCGCTTACAATAAACAGAAACTATTGAGTAAATTTGATCTTGCTCCAAAAGTTATTGGTAAAATCACCAAATTAAAATATGAATGGGGCGACGATACTAATTGGGGATATGTTACAGAACGTGCAAAAATCCTTGACGAAAATGTAATGAAAAAAAGACTACGAGATATTCAGAATCTTGTGGAAACTATTGAAAATAAAACCCGCCTAAGATTTTGGGATTGCCATTATTGGAATGTGGGATATGTTAAACGAAATAATAAGGCTAAATTAGTTTGTATTGATACTGGGCCTGAGAGTTTTAGTAGTATTGCAAATGCTTGGGGAATGGCAACTCCTGGCCCAAAATGTGGTTATTGTAATAGATATCAATGCCATTGTAGTGATGGCTATTGGTGTGATTAGATGGTGTATTCTTTAGTATAAGGAGTATTATTTATGTCTAAAGAATTTAATGATATAATGAGAGAAATCAATAAGCAAAATAAAGAATTGCATAATATTGATAGTAATATCTCAAAAGAAATAGCAAAAGAAATATCTGATCTTAAAAAAAGTGTCAAAAATATAGAATCTAAGATTAGATCTATGGATGATACTCTTATTAAGTTATTTGATATACTCAATACTATTACGGTCTTTATTGAAGACGCTGAATCAATAAACGATTCAGAGGATGAAGAAGATTGGACTCCTTATGATGAAAGAAGTTTTGCGTATGATGATGAGGATGACGATGATGACGAAAATGTTGATGGTTGGGGCATTAGAGAGGATGAAAGTTAATGGCTAGTTTGGCACTGTTGGTATCATTAATGTTTTTATTTGTGGTGCTACTTGGGCCAGCAACATGGCTATTAAGCAAATCAAGATTTATTCCAAAATTTGTAATATACATAATGGGACTTTTAAGTATTTTAATAGGAATATATTGGTGTTTTTTACCAGTTAATTTGCTCAGATTTTTTGGTTTACTTACGGCATATTTAGGATGGATGGCGATACAATCTAAAGATAGAGGGGCTTGACAACCGATAACACTGTGGTATGATTGGGCTATCACAGGGAACGATTCACAGGACATTTGGAGACATAAAGATGAAGTTGGCAGATCGCGTTATTGAGACTCATAGTGCTGGTGTTCGTAGCGAGTCTGGTTTTACAATCGCTCAGACTAGCAAAATGTTTAAAATCCTTTCGGACTCTCTTTATTCCGATAAGGTTATGGCAGTTATTCGTGAACTGTCTACTAATGCTTATGATAGTCATATTAGTGCTGGCAATAAGAATCCCTTCAAGGTGATCTTGCCAACATCTGCTAATCCGTCTTTTACAGTGCGTGATTATGGCACTGGGCTTAGTCAGGGCGATATGGAGAACCTGTATACAACCTACGGTGCTTCTAATAAGAATGATAGCAACGATTTTGTTGGTTGTCTTGGTCTTGGGAGTAAGAGTCCGTTTGCTTATACCAAGAGTTTTACTACTAGTTCTTATTTTAATGGAATTAAGTATACCTATATTGCCGCTATTGATGATAGCGGTGTTCCTACTCTGAATCTTTTTAATACTTGTGAAACCGACGAGGCTAATGGTCTTGAAATCAGTTTTGCTGTTAAGAACCATGATTTTACTGAGTTTACTAGTAAGGCTATTAGGATTTTCCATTATTTCCGAATGAAACCCATTATTGAGGGTGGTATCGGCAATAATCTGCAAGACCATAAGTATAGCAATACCAATATCGTAATTAGCGGTAGTGGCTGGAGAGTTTGCAGGCTTAATAACGATACTCAATACTATCCTAATAACTACCACCGTATTGATAGTGGCGTTGTTGCTATCATGGGCAATATCGCATATCCTGTTCAAACCGCTCAGATTATTGGGCAGGAGAAGGAAGATCAACCAGATCATATTGCCAAGTGGAATAGGGCTTTCCAGAAAGCAGATATTGATTCGTGGAAGAGTTTTGTTACTGAGATCATTAACTCTGGTCTTTATCTGGAACTTGATTTTGGTATTGGCGAACTGGAAATGGACGTTTCCCGTGAAGGTTTGCAGTATACTAAGAGTGTAATTAAAAGTCTGCGTCAAAAGACTCAAGAGATTTATCTTGAGATGAAGGACGAATTTAGCAAGAAGATTTCTGCTGCCACAACCAAGATTGAGGCTATCACAACATATTATCAGATGAATGAATTGTCTGGTGGATGGGGTGTTGGTGCATCTTGGACTGATCCTAATGGTAAAAACCACAACATTAATAGTGGTGCTGACCTTGAATATAAAATCAAGGCCGGTAAGAACCTGTACGTTTTTAACTACAAGAGCAGCGGGTATCGTTCACGACGCCTTATTTCTCTCACAGATAAAATCCATCACGACACTCTTACTGGTAAGGGATATGCTTACTGGAATAGTCAGAAGAAGAATGGTAAGATTGCTTTCTTCGTTTGTGATGTTAAGGGCGAAGAAACTGCCAAGAAAATTGTTACACGATATTGTAATCAAAATGATTGCTTTGCATATATGATTATGGATGCTAAGGATCATACTCAAAGCGACAAGGGTTTTGATGATCTGATTAATGATGTCGGTAGTGAGAATCTGCTCAAGGTTTCTGACTATAAGCATCTTACTCAAAGTTCTGGCCCTCGTAAAAGTGGAGTCAGAAATAGCAATGGTAGTGTGAGCGATCAAGACATATTCTTTATTCATGGTCAGTCTAAGGATTCTGGTAAACTTAGTGTCGAATATAACGATGCTCTAAGTTTGAAAACTCTTACAAGCGACGAACTAGATGAATTGAGTGATAGTGATTCTATCATTTATGTTCCTATTCTTCGTTATCAAAGCACACCAGAGTTTCCTAAGATCAATAAGATTGTATCGCTATTTGATAATGAGAATATCAAGGGACTGTTTGGAGATGTGAAGGTTTATGCTATCAAGAGCAATTTTGTAGCAAAAATGACCAGTGAAGGACACAATCTTGTTGACTTTAACACTTGGTTTAAGAAGATTCTCTCAACAAAGATTAAGAATTATTTTAACAATACCAATGAGTACAACTCTATTGTTGAATTCTACAAAAAAGAATTTATCAGTAAGGATGGTGATAACGATAATTATTATTACAATCATGGAACATTGGTTAGCCAGTTCTCTTGTCATATGTTGAGTATTTTTGGTCTTGAATATAAGAAATATATCAAGAACACTGAACTATGTAATATTATTGATAATTTTCTTGTAATGGAATTCTTTGCTGATACTATGCACAGAGCAACTTTTGATCTGAAACGATTCTCTCAGACTGAATATTTTGACCATATTAACTCTTTGCTCAAGGATCGAGGTATTGATAATCTTGATAGTAAGGAACTCAAGAAGAAAAATGTACAGTATAACACTCTTATAAATATTCAACATCAGATGTTTGACCATTCTGATGATATTGAGAGATATACTAAATTGTTTAAGTCTGAGACTAAAGCAATCAAGTATAAGTTGACTAAAGCGGCAGACTTGAAGAAAATTCTTAAAGTCGAGGTTGACAAGAACCCGATGTTGAAGTATATTATGGGAAGCAACCAGAATAACGGCAGTCTTAGAGATTTGGACAGCAAGAATAATCCTATCTCTCAATTTGCTGATAATTATTATGGTAAGAGAAACAATACTATATGGGTTGAGAGTATGGATAGCGACAAGATTGATTTGTTTAAGATTCAACTCAGTAGTCTTATTAAGTAAAGGAATCCCAATAATGAAGAAGTTTAAACTTAACATTGAGAGCCTTGAAAATAAGAGTATGATGGCTGCATATAGTTATGCTGATGCTGAACTGTTATCCCTAATCAAAAAGGACTACTCTGATAACTTTATTGATCGTCAGGAGGCTATTGAGATTTTCAAATCAGTAGCAGATAATAATAGTGTGGACACTAATGAAGTTGCTGACCTAAATAATATTATCAAGTTAAATATGTCTAATGATATTAAATATCTTAGTAATGCTATTCTATCAAGTCCAGCAAATAAAACAGTACCATCACTAAATACTAATTCTACTGGTGATAATGTTTTTAAACTGATAGATAAGTGGTTTCTTGGAAAGGACCGCCCATTAACGCAATATCAATATGCTCCAATTAATGGGAAATTATTTGTTAATGGGGCTAGTGAGTATGATGTTAGACAAGGATCAATTGGTGACTGCTATTTTGTTGCTACTCTAGCAGCACTAGCATCAAAAAATAACTCAAGTATTGTCGAGACGTTTAAGGATAATGGGGACTCAACATGGACTATTTCTTTTACGTATTTTTCAATTAAAGAATATGTTGTTGTTGACAATTATCTTCCTGTTGGAGCAAATGGCTACTCTGTATTTGCTGGTTTTGGCGGGGGACATTACACAAGTGCTAACAATGAACTGTGGGTATCCTTAGCAGAAAAAGGCTATGCTCAGTGGAGCGAAACAGGACACGCAGAATTGCCGAAGGATAAAATGACCAATAGTTATGATAATATTGGGCGTGGTGGATGGTCTGATAAAGTTTTAACACAAATAGCAGGGATTTACGTTGTAAATAATTTTACCATGACTCCCGCCAAAGAAACAATACTTAAATCCGCATTAGAAAAAAATCAACCAATAGTTATATACAGATATATGAATACGGCAAAAACTGCCGCACATGCCTACTTTTTGAAATCATATTCTTCAACAACAGGAAAATATGAACTATTTAATCCTTGGGGTCATAGTCATCTTAGTTTGACTAGTGCAGAAGTGCAGTCTCAGTGTTATGGGTTTGCGATTGGTTCAAAAGTTGGCTAATCACTTGACAAGTGACTGCCGTATGGTAGAATAGAATTATCACAGGTATCGAAACTTAAATTAAAGGAGATTGGAGATGAGCGTTCCGTTTATGTTTGTTGATGGAAATCTGACGGTTGTGCTGAATAATAAGAGTTTTCAAGTGCTGCCTGACCATCTTAATTATAAGATGATTCTGGAGGCACTGCCCTCTGCAACTTCTGACGAGTTGATTGAAATGATTGATATTGAGAAGGCAGTTGCTACTTTTAGCGATGGTCTTGTTGAGATCAAGAATGGTCAGGTAACTTATGAGGGTGAAGTTGTTCATGGGTCGATTAGCAAGAGAATTCTGGAGTTTATGAGCAAGGGTCTGCCTTTTCAGCCTCTTGTTAATTTTCTGAATAATCTTATGGGTAATCCTAGTATGCAGAGTCAAAAGGAACTCTATGATTTCCTTGAGCATGAGCATCTGCCTATTACTGAGGATGGTTATTTCCTTGCTTATAAAGCAGTCAGAGCAGATTACATGGACAAATATCGCGGAGTATTTGATAATCATGTTGGTAATGTTTGTGAAATGACGCGATCAAAAGTTGATGATGATCGCGGCCGAGGTTGTTCTAATGGACTTCATGCTGGTGCATTGAATTATGTGGCCGGTTATGGCAGTCTTGAAAGTGGCGATAAGATTGTTATCGTTAAGATTAATCCTGCTGATGTTGTGAGTGTTCCTAGTGATTGTAACTATGAGAAACTTCGCACTTGCCGATATGAAGTTGTCGGAGAGTATCAAGGCGAACTTCTCAAGCCTCTTTATTCATCTGTCTTTAGTGAGGATGATTACGAGGACGAGGACGAAGATTATGATAATGATTATGATTGGGGATGGAATGAGGATGATGACGAAGAGGCTTATGCTGAAGATGATGAGGATGATGAGTTTGATAACTCTTATCCTGGTTGATTAAAAAATAAAGTGGAGTCTGGTGACTAAGATAATAGCCTCTGGTTGGGAAACTCGACAAACGCTATTTGAGAGAGGTTCAATTCCTCTCCCGCTATTTTATATCGCTAATGATAGTAGAGGTTACTATCCCGATATTGGTTTGGGTTGTTTACAATTACAGGTAATGGTGAAATATGTTTAAGATGGAACTTGGTTTTAATCCGTATGATAAGGCTAACAGCAATACTGGAAAGCGTCATGTTAATTCGTGGAGTAGACTACAGCAGCAGTTTCTAGATTCTTTTAATCTAAATACTGGTCATATCTTTTGCTACAATGGAGATCCTCGCAGAAAGATTAGTAGCATGAAGCATACTAGTGATCTAAACGAGGTACATGATGCTAACGAGAATAGCAACTCTGATGCTTACTTCTACGTTAACGGTGGACGAAAGCAGTATGCTATCAACACTATTGCTTGTTGCTTTGTGGATATTGATGCTGGACGAGATGATGCTGGAAACTATCTGCCTAGTAAAGAGGTTATGAAGTTTAAGCAGTCCTCTCTTGACAAGATCAATAATTTTCCTGTTAAGCCAAGTTGGGTAGTAGATACTCGTAATGGTTACCAAATTTATTGGATTATGGATGATCAAAGTCGAACTCTGATTAATCAAACCACATGGAATGGTATTCAGAAGAAACTGGTAAATTACTTTGGTGGAGATGCACGAGCCATCAAGATCAATCAGATTTACCGAGTTCCTTATACTTGGTGGCGTAAGTGCTGGGAAAAGAAGGCATCTTACTTTACCAGTATTCTGAACGGCTCAACTGGTCAGAGCGTTAATGTTCAAGATTTAATCTCTGCATTAAATGGTCAACCAGCAACAGTAACTATTGTTCCTAATGCTACTAGCGATGCTTGGTTTGAACAGTGGAGAAAAACCTATAAGAAGTCTGATGCTACTGGACTTCCAGTGACCGTTGATGCTGCTGCAAAGATTCTGAATGAACTTAATACTCAAAGAGCAGTCTATACAAACAGTAGTGCTGATTATTGTGGTCAAAAGAATAGCAAGAGTTCCTTAGATAATTTTAAGAGCAGTGCTTGGGCAGGTTACGATAATGTTCCAGCTTCTTACAATCAGGATCTATCTAAGGCTTACAACAACAAGTTTGAAAAGGCTTATGGTGATCCGTCGCCAGTATTGCCTTCTCATGCTGGTGACAGTGGTTTAGTTTTGAGTGGGGAGCAGGCCAAACTTTTAAAAACGGTGGTCGAGTACCTCAACCAAGCGTCCACAGCGTTGTATTTCAGCAACAACCGATTCCTTTCGGGTGCTGCTAGAGACTTGGCAAGCCAGATTAGTGATAAGTTTTGCGTTGGTTAATTAAAACCGGATCAGTCGGGGGATGCTTTTGTGTCCCCCGATTGTGTCTGGACTAGGAGGAATAAATTATGGGAAGACACACAAATAAACTATTACAGCATTTACTAGATAATGAATCTTCCAAAAAAGATTTTATCGAATTAGTTCAAAAAACCAGTAAAAATCGGGACATGGCTAACCTTCTGAAAGAAGGTAGGTTTGAGAACACAAAATGGTATGTTAGTGGTCAAACAGTTGGTAATATTATGAAACGATTAGGATATGAAGGTAAGCGTGGACGTAAACCAACTCGACCTTATGTAATTAATAATACTGGACCAAGATGGTCTGAAAGAGTTTAGTTAAATTATGAACAATCCTGACAATCCAGAAGATAATGATCCTTACAAATTCTACTTTCAGATAGATACTGAATGGATCAAGAAATATATGGATAGTCTGCTTAATAAGATAGAATATAAATGGATAAGTAAGGAAGTTATAGAGGATGCGTTGAAGAATCTACCTAAATATAATACTACGTTACTTCCAGATGGATTTTCTCCGATTGCGTTACCTGTGAGTAGTTGGTTCTCCAGTACAGTGGGTGATAAAAAGTCCCTGTACTTGGGGAACAACTATTGGAATGAAGGAATATGGAAAATGAAATATTTTGTTTATAACAAACTTCAAAAAGAATATGAATTACACTTACAGAGTCATGCTAGGCATATTGTTAGCCAGCCTAGATACTATGAAGGATTGTTTGAAATACTTAATTAGGAAGATATATGAGTAAAAATGATGATTCATGGTTTGTTGTCAAAGACTTGGATGGATTAACAAATTCCTCAAGAGTATTGGTTTTTAACAATTTTGGAAAGAATAATGATGACACTGATCCTCTGGCAACAACAATCGACGAAACAGATCAGGAAGAGTTAGATAAGTTATTATCTTTTGAAGAGTCTAAAGTTATAGTAAAAGATTTATTGAAAAAACAAAATCATAAGACTAAAAAAATAGTAAGATATTTACTAAATGATAGTATATTTTTGGAAATTATATCTTCTCTAAATGATAGAATGGTAAGTAATATATTGGGCGGTTTAGTAAAAAAAGGATTGGTTGAAACTGCTTATGATAGCGAATCAAATGACTTTATTTTTTGGATAAAAGATGATGAATCAGACAACTCACCAGAAACCGATTGAACTAGACGTTTCATTTAAATACATTTGTCCTAATTCTAATTGCGATATTAGTCATTGGCTATTTTTGAGAGAGGCCAAAACTAAAAATTTTAAAGTAGTATGTGAATGTGGTACTGCTTTCAAACCACAACGCATTAAAAACATACAAGTGACTTATGGTAAGTCAAGGACATTTAAAAATAAGGTTGACAATCAGACCAATTCTGATAAGATATGTAATTCTGATCATGTAATTAGTCGTGCTATCGGCATGATGAAATCATTAGGATATTCTGAAAAAGAATCTTTATCTTTTGTTAATGCCGCTTGTGCTATTGCTGAGTATAATGATCCTAAAATTTTGGTAAAAACTGCTATTTCTAACTTTGGAGAAAAAAATGTCTAAGAATATTCGACCATCAACTTTTGATGAAGTTGTAGGACAAGACTCTGTTGTAAACCGTCTACGAATCACTGTGGCGGGTTGTAAAAACTCTAATGGTGTGATGCCTCACGTTTTAATAGACGGCCCACCGGGCCTTGGCAAGACTACCATAGCGAGTGCCATAGCGAACGAGATGGGTGTTAATCTTTATACTGCCAACGCTGCTAGTATTCGCAGTATTAAGAATATTATGCCATATATTATGGGAATAGCTCCAAGATCAATATTATTTATTGACGAGATTCATAGATTACCAAAAATTGTTGAAGAATTTTTATATCCTGTAATGGAAGACTTTGTATTAAATATAACAGTTAAAGACGAAGAAGACAAAGATAAGCCAGAAACTATAGACCTTCCAATGTTCACAATTGTCGGAGCAACAACTAGTGGCGGAACTTTAAGCCAACCTTTTTATGATAGATTTACAATTAAAGAGCATCTATCGTTTTATTCTAATGAAGAACTAGCTAAACTGGCAAGGTTGAATTGTGCAAAAATGGGCATAGTCATAGAGGACTCAGACCTCTTGGAGGTTGCAAAAAGAAGCAAGGGAACGCCAAGAATTTTGAATGCTAGACTATTATGGTATAAGAATTATAAAATGTGTTATGCTGATTCTACTGTAGAAGATATATTTGATGCACAGGGGATAGATGAGAATGGATTTGATATGTATGATAGAATGTATTTAGATACTTTGAAAAAGTCTAAGGGGAATCCACTAGGATTAAAGAGTATCTCTTCTATAACGGGCATAGCAATAGATACTATAGAAAATAGTATTGAGCCCTTTATGGCTAGAAAAGGATATATAATCAGAACTCAGAAAGGAAGAATCTTTGGTGGAAACTAAATAATAATAGATTTCGTTATTTATTCTCTAAAATAGATTATATTAAAGGGGCCGAAAGGCTCCTTTTTTATTTGCCTAGCGGTGTAATTTCTCTCAGGAGACTGCATAATGATAGACAATAATATTTTATTTGGAATTTTGATACTATTAAATGTAGTATTTTTTATATTAGGTTATATTATTGGAAAAGGCAATAGTCAGCATGTTTATGCGGCCGTATCAAATAAGCCAGAATCTTTCTTTAAACAAAATCAAATGCCAGTCAATAATAATATAAAAATTGATGATAAAAAATATGTTACAAATATAGACACCAAAGGATTAGAAAAAAAATACGATAGTCTTGGTGAGACAAGCGTATCGCAAAATGATACTATAATATCGGTTAATAAACTTAAAAATTTAAAGAGGTAATATCATGGCTAAAGGTTTAGATGTGGGAACAAGTTATATAGTTCTATCCCAGGAACAAGACACTAATATTATATACAAAGATTTTAGAGACGCTTTCTATATTATTAAACCAACAACCCCAGTTGCTGTAAAAATGATAGAAAAAGGACTTAATGGAAAAGTTTTTATTAAAGATGAAGACGGTTCATTTATTATTTTAGGAAAAGATGCTATAGAAAAAGCTATAGAAAGAAACGATAATGCTAAAAGACCAATGAGTAAAGGGGTAGTATCTTCAAAAGAAAAAGATGCAAAAAGAGTGTTGGCTTTTATTCTTAAAGAAGTAGTTGGCCAAGCAATAACTCCAAATGAAGAGTTAGTCTTTTGTATACCTGCTCAACCAGTAGATCAAGAAGATGAAGATTTTGATGTGGGCTATCATGAAGATGTTATTAAAAGCATTTTGAGTGAGAGTGGATATAATGCAAGATCTATAAATGAAGCAGAAGCATTGTGCTATGCCGAATTAGGTGATGAAGATTATACGGGTATTGGAATAAGTTGTGGAGCAGGAATGACCAATGTGTGTGTAATGTTAAATGGAGAACCAACTGTTGTATTTAGTACAACTAAGTCTGGAGATTGGATAGACAGAATGACGGCGGTAGCAACTGGAGAAAAAGATAGCGTTGTCCAGGCAGAGAAAGAGGGCGGGGATTTTATTATAGGGGAGCATAGTGATAATGTTGTTTTATCTGCTGTTTCTTCTTATTATGAAAGATTAATAGATTATACTACAAAACAATTAACTGTTGCATTATCTAATCATAAATCTTTACCAAAATTTAAGAGTCCCTTAACAATAGTGGTTGCCGGTGGTACATCACAGGCTAAAGGATATATAGAGCAGTTTTCTAAAAAAATTACTGAAAATAATTTTCCTCTACCTATTAAGGTAGTCAAACATGCCTCAGACCCCTTGCATTCAGTAAGTAAAGGATGCTTAATAGCTGCGAAAGTTTTATAACATGCAGGACAAATCACAGGAAAGAATTAATAATTTAATTCTGTCTATAAAAGATAATACAAAGATAAGATCTGATTGTTCAACATGTATTGATGGGGTTGTACAGACGCCAACTAAAACAGCAACGCCCACAAGAACACAAACAAAAACGCCAACACCCACACCAACAGAAAATACTATTCCAACAGACGGAGATACTCCCACACCAACTCCGACCGAGAGTTTAACTCCAACGCCAACACCCACAAACGGAGATACTCCCACACCAACTCCGACCGAGAGTTTAACTCCAACGCCAACACCCACAAACGGAGATACTCCCACACCAACTCCGACCGAGAGTTTAACTCCAACGCCAACGCCAACAAAAACCCTAACATCAACACGAACGCCAACAAAAACTCTAACGCCAACACCAACGCCAACAACTGGTAACACTCCCACACCAACGCCAACAAAAACTGCAACGTTAACTCCAACGTCAACAAAGGGTGACACTCCCACGCCCGTTCAACCTCTTTTTGACAAGTCTTCTTGGTTATCAGTGCCACAACCATATCGTAGTTATTTAAATCAAGCTGCGGATCGGTGGGCTAAATATATAAAATACAACTCAACAACATATGAAATTATAAAAAATGTATATTTTAAACTGAATAAAGTATGGAACGGACTAGCCTTAGATTTAACTAAATTTAATCTTATTAATGACCCAATATCAATTACAATAGCGTCATGCGGACCTTCTGATATAGGTGATTTAGATGATGAAGATGGAAACTTATGTAATTCGTTAACATTCCAATTAGTTATTAATGAATATTTTAAAAATCAGTTTAGTGAAAAAGATTGGGTGGATACATTAACTCATGAGTTTGGTCATGCTCTTGGAATCGGAGCATTCTGGAATCCAGAAGCTGTACCAAAAACCGACGGCACGCCTCCTATTGATAACTTATTAGATGGAACCGTATACTCTAATGCTAAAAACGCATATAATTCTATAACATCTTTAACAAGAACAAAAATACCATTAAGTTTTGATGATGGTCATTGGCCTGAAGAGTATAGGTCTCAATCAGGTAATGAGCAATCATATTATGGATTCTCAAACGAATTAATGGTGCCATCCATGTCCCCTGGAAAAATTTCAATATTATCTCTTTTAAGTATTAAAACTTTAGTTGATTTTGGTTATGAGGAAGTATCACCAGGAAGTAGTGAAGGCATACCAAATGTTATAACATCAATATCTCCATTCTCTGTTGTTAACAATGTAAAGATAATTAAAAGAAATTGCTCTTGTAATCATAAACCAATTATAATAAAATTGGCAAAAAATAATAAACAAAAAATTAATGTTATAATAGAAAATACAGATATTAATCATAACAAAAATAGTATTTTGTCAATTAAAACAAATGTAAAAATTAAATCTGATTGCTCTGTATGTGTTGATCAACAAACACCCAGCCCAACAAAAACACAAAAAGTGACAGCAACACCAACAAAAACTTTAACTCCAACAAAAACACCAACAAAAACAGTAACTCAAACAAATACTCCAACTAAAACAGCAACTCAAACCAATACCCCAACTAAAACAGCAACGCCCACAAGAACACCAACAAAAACGCCAACACCCACACCAACAGAAAATACTATCCCAACCGATGCAGATACTCCCACACCGACCCCGACTGAGAGTTTGACTCCTACACCAACAAAGACATTAACGCCAACGCCAACAGAAGGTTTAACGCCAACGCCCACACCTACGGAAAGTTTAACTCCCACACCAACCACCACAGAAGGTTTAACGCCAACGCCCACACCTACGGAAAGTTTAACACCCACACCAACAGAGACACTAACGCCCACACCTACGGAAAGTTTACCTCCAACTCCAACGGAAACTTTAACACCCACACCAACAGAGACACTAACGCCCACACCTACGGAAAGTTTAACTCCCACACCAACCACCACAGAAGGTTTAACGCCAACACCCACACCTACGGAAAGTTTAACTCCAACTCCAACGGAAACGTTAACGCCAACTCCTACAGAAACACTA